CTAAGATTAAATCGTCGACGCTTAAGGATACTTCCTTCTCGTCACTATCTGCTGTTTTATCCCACATATTCTATATTTTAAGTCCATGTCCCGCCGTCAATAGTACTTACATCATTTAATACTGTGCCTGTTGAATCTGGAAATGTTATCACTCTAGTTCCACTTGTTGAAGCACCTGTAATTTTAAAGTTATTAGTTCCTGGAGTTCCAGAAGTTCCTGCAAAGAACATATCTTTAAAAGGCAATATTGCAGATCCAAAATCATCTGCTGCTGCTGCATCTGGTAACAACGCCGTATTAAGAGCTACAGAAGCTAGATTACTTAATGCCTTATTTGCACCATCAATTGCAGCTAGGACTTCGCTTGCAGACTTTCCTTCAAGACCTAATGCAGTAAACATTGCAAAATCTGTCGCTACTGGTTGATTAGTTGTTCCGTCAATAGTAACAATATGATTATCTGTGATACCATGATTGATAGCGTGGATATGGTCTGCTCTTGAGAAACTGTGCGATGTTCCTACTCCTGCTGCCACGACTGCGCTTATCTCTGCTGCTGCTGCTGTGTCTAATGGGTCTGAACCATCGTTAGGATCGTGAGTATCTTTGTGTGCTACAACACTCCCTGCACTTGAAAACTGAACAAATGTTAATGGTGTTGTTCCTAAAACAATAGGATCATTGGTTGTTAATATCCACCCTTCATCACCATTAGCTGTTCCTTCTGTTACGAAGCAATACATTCCTGCTGTAACCTCTACGCTTACGTCTGCATCTGTTGCTCTAGTTGGTGCTCCAGACGCATTAACAGTATAAATACCATTCTCTGCTCCTGCGGCTTGGTCTTTTATTAATATTCTATTACCAGTAACCAAAACTACTCCATCTATAGTTTGACCATTAGCAAAAGATGTAGCTAAAGTGCCTGCTGCTGTTGTGGCAACTCTTACTGAGGCTTTAAAATCATTAAGACCTACTGCAACACTATCAACATAAGCTTTTGTAGCGGCATCTTGTGCTAAAGAAGGATCAGCGACACCTGTTATCTGCTTGCTATTCATAGCGAATGCTGCTCCAGCTTGTCCGCTTAAATCAGCCAACACATCTGCATAAGCTCTACCTTCTAATCCGTTAGCTGTCCATTTAGCGTATTCATTATCTGCTACTCCGGCATCATCAACTTGCACTATATTATCATCAGCTATACCAATGGTAATCGCCGCTATATTCCCTCCTGTGAGCCTTCCTACAATACGCTGCTCTGCTATTGTTAATGCGCTTGGAGTAGATATTGTATCTGCTGCAAGTATAGAGTTAGCTGCATAATCGTTATGCATACCTACTCTCTCTACACCATCTCCTGCATAATTACCAATATATATTTTATTGGTATCTCTTAACCCTAGTTCCCGTGCTGATAAATCTGCACTATCGGGTAAGGTTGTTCCTTTTTTAATTTGAATTTTGTTTGCCATGACTTTATTGTTTTAAGTTATTTTTAATCCCACGTTCCTCCATTTATATCATAAATCAAATCTCCATTGATTGTTACATTAGAGATGAATGTTTTATCTCCTTCTATATTTTGTGCTTGGTCGTCAATATGTCCGTAAGTTATTCCTGCGGCGGCTAAATCAACATGATCTAATAAATTATGGTCTATAACTCCTACTCCCCACGATGGACACTTCACTACTATTGCTGATGTAGCTCCCTCACATACTCCTCCGTTTGTATATGCTACCTGTTCTTGTATGACATAGGCTTGTCTGTCGCATTCTTCTTCATCACCTGCTAAATATGCTTGTGTTAATAAATGCCATGCTGTGTTTAGTGTTACAAGTCGCTTTTGATATACCTCTTGATTATTCATATTGGCGGCAAGGGTATCAGCATAGTTGGTGAGCATAGTATTAATAACTTCTGCCATAGCATTAATACATCCTGCATAAACGCAATGGGTAAACTCTCCGCTGCCCTCCCAATAGATTCTTAGCGTGTCGGCCTTGCGATACTCTATAAAGGTGGTTATTATTACCGTCCACTGATTAGTGTATATCGGTGTTATCTCCACCTCTGAGCTGCTGCTTACTACGTCTGCTATTGGAGGAATTAATTGTGTTGGATATTGTACGCGATGTTCTCTTGTGGTTGTGTACACATCACTACCATAAACTGTTGTGTCTGTAGATTTTAGTGTGCTTGAATACGGCCCTGACACAGTTGTATTAGCAATCGTTGGGGGATCAAAATTGTACTGGTACGTCTTAAGGTAAGTGTAATAGACGTCTAAGTTTGAATTATACCATGTTACTTTTAACGTGTAATTTCCTTTTAATATGTTCGCGTAGTTCTCTAAAGGGTCTAATGGCAATGTTATTGTTCTGTTGAGGTATAAACTAACATCGGGGTCTATATCTGGATCATTAAAGTCTGCGTTGGTGTATATCACTCCTAATGGCCCAACAAACGTTATCACTGCTGTCACATCTGCTTTTGCCCATCCAACCGCTACATAATCAATATTATCTTGAACAATAATTATCGGTGCTGTGGGTCTTAAATCTATGGTAAAGATAGCATCACTAGCTGACTGTGACGCATTCGTTATTAGTCCAGATGTGCTGAATGAAATATTTATTGTTCCTGATATATTCAAAATCCCCATCTCTAATTGTTTTAATCAAGATTTACAACAAATGTAGCTGCTTCAAATCGTGGTTGAACCTGTATAGCCATTAATGCTGGTGATGATAATTCTCCATATATAATTAAATCGTCTCCCGCTAATGTTTTACATAACCCAAAATGTGTAATCGTTTCTGATCCTGCGGTGCATTCTGGGAATGTTATACTGTTTAAATTTCTTAGCTGTCCGCTTGCTTCTTCCCATTCTGTACCATCTCTAGGAACTGGAACTCTCGCATATCCTGTGTAAGCTGCCTCATTAGTGATGCTGCCTGCCTCTCCTGGATCGGATGTAAATAATGCAAGGAAAATATCACCGTCTAATACAGATTGTAATAAGCCTCCTGCATCACCCATATTAGTTATAGCCTCATTCATTATGATGTGGCGTAAAACTTCTGATTCAAAACTGTTTGTCGCTCCCATTTCTTTACTTTTTATATATGTATGCCGCATCCCTTTTCAAGAATACGGCACAAATTTTTCCTATTTTAATGTGGTACTATTCTTCTGGATCAGCGTCTAGGTCGATATCATCTGCTCCATCAGCTAATACAACACCTTGTCCTTTTAGTGCTGATATTAACTCCTTAGCAAATCCTCTGTTACCTAGATAGTAATCATATAGTGCCTCATTCTGGTCTTTGCCTGTGACTATTTGAACTATGGGCTCGTTCTTTTTACCTTGGTCTGTAACCCATGCCCATGTCTTTTTCTGAACCATAAAAGTGATAATCTTTTTATCAATAGCCTCTTGAAGATTAGCTCGTACTGTTAATACTTGCTCTGCGTCCACCATCTCTAAAAACTTCTGAACTCCCATTCTTTTGTCTCTATGGATGCTTGTTTCTACTGCAATCTTAACCTGTGCATAAGATAATTCTTCAACATCATTGATAAAATAAGCTTTAGCAACTTGCCTTAATTTCTCCTCTGGTAATCCTACCTGACTTGAATATATAAGCGCTTTTACTGTAGCTGTTTCCTCTTCTTTTATTGCTCTCTTTTCAGCAGTGCCCCTTAAATCTTCAATAGTACATTTTGGTGGCTTTCCATTAGAATTATTACCTCCTTCAAGAAAAGGACAACAATTTACTAGCCAATAAACAAGCTCAATATCTGTGTCTTTTAAAACTATCGAACCTCTTAGTACAAGATTGTGGGGTGACCATATAGTGCGTCCATTTGCGCCTTGTATTTTGTTCTCCGCATAACGCCAAGTCTCTGTCCCCGTTTTTGTCTTGATAACTGCAACAAGAGGGAAAGATATTGAATTTGGCCTATCGGGAAGCCTGTTGTGTTTGCTCTTACTGGGGCGAACACGTGATTCTGGATATATTAACCTTATAGGGAACTTTGGAAACTTTTGTTTCAATTCCTTATGGTCTGCCGGAGTCAATCTGTAAACTTCATCATTCTTGTATAACATAACTTTCTTTTGTTTGATTGTTTAAAATAAAGAGGGAGGAGAAACTTTATCCTCCCTCTTATTAATTAGTATTCTAGGCTGGCTCTAAAATAACAAACTGATTTCCTCCACGGAAATGAGCTCCAATATGACAGCGTTGGAATGTCTCCCTGCTGTCAAATTCTGTTACCTTTAAACCTTCACCTGCTCCACCAACTTGCCAAACCTCCATACGACGGTTGTAACGGCCTAATCCACGATAACGAGTACCAATAGATTCAACCATATTACCTGATACGGGATCTTTCTTTTTGTTGATAGGCATGAAAATACCTAGTTTAGGCCCTAAATTCTCATAACCTGTTGCTCCGTAAAGTTTTGGGTTATTAAGAACACCCATTCTCTTGAATAAGAATGTTCTTTCGGATTTAGTTAGATACTTAAAGTTTACAGAAGCAGCAAGAGACTCGTTGCTGTTAAACAACACCTCATTGGTAGTCTGTCTGGCGAACTGTATGTTCGTGTCAGCAAAATACGTTTTAAGGCTATTCTCAATGTCTTGATGTAATGTAATTCCAAGTAATCCTAAAATATAGTTTCCTGCTCCTTCACGGTCAAGCGTATTATCCATCTCATCAAATTCAGAGATAGCAAACGCACCAGAAGTATATGACTGTTCATTACCCACTCTTCGTGTGTAAGGAATAAGTCCTTCGGTAGTTTTAATTGCTCTACCTGTAACACTATCTACTAAGGCTGTGTTGACTGTTCTCTTGCCATACAATAATGCACCATCAATTCTTAGTGCTGTACGGTAATCAATATCAACTTGTCCTAAGTGATAATAAGCTGGAATTTTCTGCCCTTGAGATGTAACATCAAACCAAGTTTGATTAACCATTTCAGAACCTGTATATCCAATAGTCTCCTTGATAATCTGAGCGTCATTTTCATATTCCCAAGTACCTCTGATAGCTGAATCAGGTTGTCCTGATCCTTCTGAAAAAGCATTAGAGAAAATAACTAATTCCTGATCTGCTGTTAAAGCAGGGAATTGCTCTGTATCATCATGTAGGGTACATGTAATAGATGGTGCTGTTGGTGAACTAACGTCAATAGCTGACACTGAACCTGTAACTTCATTAGGGAATAAAATCATATCCCACAAACGAAGATAGAAGTTGTTATCAGAATCTAAAGAGTCTGAACTAAGTACAAACGTAATTGTCGCGCCCACATTAGGCTGATTGACATTAGCGTTTACATAACATACTTCATGGATTCTGTTCTCTTCAAAGTGACCGTAAGTGTCTAGTGATACCTCCTTCTCAAATCCCATTGATCTAAGTAACTGGAAGTAGGAAGCTCCTTGATCTCCATAACGGGAGAACAAGACATTCATTTTTTCTGGCTTGTGAATATCAAAGCCAGAAACGATATCTGAGGCGTATATTTGCGCAATAGCATCTGGATTCATTATCTTTTGTTTTTAGTTATTATTAAAAAATACACACCTCTTACTTACTTTATTATAAATATCCCATTTCTGCATTAAAGATATCATCCCTCATCTTGTCCTCATCAGTTTGACTGATATGACGTTGTGCGGGAGGAGTATCGCTATTTCTGGCAGGTGATGGATTCTCATAGAGCGAATGTACTTGCTCCTCAGTAAGACTTCGTGCTTTCTCAAATACGGAATGCACGATATCAGGAAGTTTATTTATCATCAATTGGTTATACACCATGGTAGAGACTGTTTTGACGTTTGTTTCGTTGAGTTCCATACGGTTTTCAACGGCATAACTCTTAACAAACTCGGTAATCTCTTTTTTCTCGGAGTCTGATATTTCATAATCCAACAGAGATTCTTTACCGTTCTTGATAGGTACTTTCAACTTACCTAATGCTGTACTGACTTGCTCTCCTACATTGCCCCATCCTGTCTGTAATTGGGCTTTTTCCTCTGGGGTTAATTCCTTCGGTTTTTGAACGTCGATAATTGGTTCAGGAACTTTTAACTTTTCCTTTAATGATTGCAACGACTTCTTTGCGGTGGCTCCATCTGCCTCCATTCCTATTCTGTTGATGGCTAAATCATCTTCATCAACCAGGTCGGGATCAACATTATATTTCTTCTCGAAATACTTTCGGACGTTAGCTTCCTTTCCTGCTAAATTTGGGTTGTCTAAGATGTGCTTAGTAACTAATGCTTCCATAGAATCCATGGTTGCGACATCTGCACTGTTTATTCTACTGAACATCCCGTAATCTTTTGTGCCTGTCTCTTTTACAAACTCATTAAACAAAGCCACTTCGTCGTTTGCGAAGTTTGTTTTGGGCTTTAAATTAAGTTTCTCTTGTAATGATACTTTTTCCTGTCTCAGGATTTCCGTCTCATCTAAAATACCAGGTATATTTGCTTGTTTAGCCTCATCTACAGTCTTAAAACGCTCTCCGAAAATCTCTTTCAGAAATGCATCCCGCTGCGCTTGGCTGTTGTCCGCTGGTTTATCTACAATAGGAGCTGCTCCCTCTACCTTTTTTTCTACTGGGGGTTTAGGTGTCTCTGCTACTGGAGGTTTTGGTACATCAGGGGTTAATCCTGCCTGCCCCATAAGATTATCCATATCAATACCTTCAATATCTTTTAAGGCATCAAACTCTGGATTTCTTGATATTTCGTTTTCTTTACTCATATTAAGCCGTTTTTAATTGTTGTGATTGCTCTGCTTGTGCTATATCAAAGGATTTCTCCATCTGTATCTGTTCTAATTTACGTAAATGCTCGTTTTGATTATTTCTGTCCTCCAGGTCAAACTTAGTTTTTTCAAAGTCTTTTGCTATATCGTTCTTAAATTGTGCTGTCTGTCTCTCCTGCTCAGACTTGGTTGTGGCGATCTTATTCTGGTTCTCAGAATCAATTTGCATATTTTCTCTTTGCAGTTGTAGTTGACGCTCTTTATTTTTTTTGCTTCTGAAATTTAGCATTGTTTCTGCTAACTTCTCATTTCCTGCTTCAAGCATCCTCTCTATCATCATATAATCAGCTATCTCAATACCAATAAAACCGTCCTTATCTGGTTGCATTGCGATTGTGGCCGCCTGTAAAATAGTTTGTTTTCGCTGTTGTGTTGGTTTCGCTTGTATCTGAATCTCCCAATCAGTATCAAGTATCTCTGCTCCTATTGATAATATCTTTACCCCTGCTCCTCCCACTACAGGAATATACCCCTCGTAGGCTGTCTTGTCATACTTGACTAATAATTGAATCCTTATTGCCGCTGAACGGGCTACTAATTCTTTTAGTCTTACGTATCCTGAATAAAGAGGCTTTAAAGCGTTGTTAGTAGCAGCTATTGCCATTTCTGCTCCGCCTACACTTTGGTTAGGATTAGGTGTACTAGCATCTGCTATCTGATTAATTCCTGTTAGGTCACGTATAAAATTAAGGTTTAAATCAAATATTGTAATAAATTCATTTAGCTGTGGGCCTATTCCTCCTACAAGCTCTTGTATTGGACGCATACCACCTGGTATATTCTGTTTCCCCATGTGGGTAGTCATCTTATAAATCAAGTCTCCTGTGTCCCTACGTATGGACAATATCTCCAATGGAGCCATCTTTTCTCCTCCTAACTTCATATTCATAAGTGAGGTGTATTCCACCGCAATACCTGAATTTGAAGACATCGCTAATGAGTTCTGTAATTTTAACCACGTTAATTGGATTTGGTCTAAATTAGGAACGGAAAGACTTACTATTGAGCGGCCTGGTAGTTTATAAAACTTGAAAGATAATTCAACTTCTTTTTTGCCTGGTCTTGGCACATCATGCTGTAAACCGAAATCATAAACGTAATCTGTACCTATAATCCATTTAGCTTTATATACAACTTTGTATTTTTGGACTTTGGTTTTTTTGTTTTCTGTGTCCCAAACCTTATTTCCTTCTTCCTCGTAAATAAATGTTTCGCCACGTGCATTGGTTCTTTTAGTGAGTCCTTTTTGATTGATCGAAAACCATTCAGCATCCATAATGTCAACCATGAAGCTGTCGTACTTAAATCCTCCTCCTGATGATAGATCGTCCTCTCCCCATGAAGGAAGCGTTTTATTCCCGTTTCTCCCATTATAGAATTGAGCTATCTTACGTAATGCCTCCTCTGTAATATCAGTATTTTTTCGGACGTTGCTTATTGATTCCGAAATTATCTCTCCTGCGTATTCTGCATTACGGTGATCCCAATGCTTTGAATATTGCATTACTAATTGAGTAGGATTAACCCATCTTATCTTAGCTTTCCTAGTGTATTGGTCGGTGTAATCCTTTACTGCTGCACAATTAATTGTCGCTAGGTCGTCCAATATCTTACGCTTAATTTCTTTCCAATCAGAAATATATAGAGTATAATTAATCCCTTCTTCAATTTCTGTTTCTTTAGCCATCTTAAAGCCACCCATTGTTTGATATATCTCTAGCTCGTCCGCTGATTCTGGTAACCACTCTGGCTCTGGTTGGTATCCAGCCATTTTATTAATATTATCCAGTAGGGGCTTATATCGTGCCTTAAACCATTTGCGTAGCTTATACGATTCTTTTGATTCTGTGCTTTTAGGATCTACTGCTGTGGCTACAATAGCGTGCTCCTGCTCCTCAAATATTCCTCTTATGATATGAAGAAACTTAGGCATAACAGAAAAGATGTCCCAATTTACATTTAAGTAACCCGTTACATCTCCACCTTCTTCTGATTCATCAAGCAAAATGTCTTGATATTTACTTATATTTTGATTACCGCTTGCGTATAATCTTAGGTTCTCCATTTCTTCAACCGAAGAGTACGGAATACCTGTTCTATCAGACACATAAGACGCATACATAGCCTCACACCATTTCTTTCCCCAATTTTCTGTTTTTTCTTTAATTGGAATTTCGTCCTTCGGAAAAGCGTAAGTTCCTTTCTGATAAGAACTTGTTGTATTTAATGTGATCTCGGACATAATCATTCAAATATTTGCCTAATATAATAACAATTTATCTACGGTAAACTCTTTTACGTAAAAATTTATCCATAGATATTTCTTCCTTGTCTATCTCTGCTATTTCATCATAAATTCCAGCCGTTCCTAATAGTGCATATCCTCCAGCCGAGAATAAATCGTAGTCAGTCATTTCTTCTGGGCCTCCAATGTCTCTGCACTCTTCCATTAGTTCTATATGGTTCTCCTCGTCTGCCTCATATTCTATAAAATTCATATATTCACCGAAGATATCCTGCTTAATTTTATCATTAGTATTTGCTCCTGGTGTTTTCTGTTGTTGAAAAGTTTTTGGGTCTACACGGTATAGTAAGAAAGCAGAATACCCTCTTTGCTCGAAATAATCCCAAATTAAATCCACATTTATCTCTGGAAACATTGCTACTCCATAATACACGCACATCATTAGCATATCTTCCGCATAGCTATATTTATCGAAAGTCCTATTACTGTAGGTGCAAACGAATTTTCTCTTCATAGAGAAGTCTCCATCTTTAATCTTTCCTTTGCGCACCACCGCACCTCCTCCTTTGGATTTACGATTACCCTCTGTTTTATTAAATTTAAAGGGGTCTGCTCCTGCCACTCCCCATGATGTATTACCAGGCTTCCATGATTCGCTTATATCATCCCAATATTTTCGGTTACATTCATTTTCATCTAATTGGTGTGATACCTTGAATTTACCTCCCTTAAATGCGATAAATTCTACTCTGGTGTCTCTGACGTTGTTAATCCACCTAAAGTCTCCTTCTACTGGTAATTCACTGCTAGGCTTGAATCTAAGTTCGTCGATATATGTTTCTAGCTTCTGCATATTAAAGCCTGATGATTTAGCCGCTGTTCTGAAACACTCCGTGAAACTCATAGGGTATAACCTAACCTCCTGTGATAGTCCTTCGTAGTCACCTGCATCAATATATCCTTTTCTCTTGTTGAGGAGGTATTCTCTTGCTCCTATCTTTCTGCCTATAAATTCTGCTTGTGCTTTGGTTGGGCTGTCTATTATTGATTCTCCGTGCTTATCTATAAATCCTTGCAATCCCTCGTATGCGGGTATGAATAATGTTGCCAATCCTGATCGCGTCTGTCCGTTGGGAGTTCTCACAAAATAATCACTCATCTTGCATTGGTGCTTGAAAGCCTTTCCTCCTCCTCTTTCCATCTCTCCAACAGTTGATGTTTTAACTGTTAGTCCTATGATGTCAGAACCCATTACCAAACATTCTTTTACTACCAGGTGACGATCCCAACATGATAATCCTTTTTTTAGTTTTCCCACCTCATCATCGTGATGGAAATATAGCTTGTCACCATCATAAGCTCCCGGGTCTGCGTTATCAAAATTAATCATTGATTCAAGTCCTATCTTGGATGTTGCTAACGATCCTTTACTTGATAATCTTTGTGCCGGAGGTGAAAATGATAATTCTGTCTTAGGTGATGTTGACCCTTCATAGTTGGGTTTAAAAAAGAACGGTAATTTTTTCCATGGGCCTACAAGGTGTTTCAAAAAACATTTCCTTCCTTGTGTTTCGTTCATAGACTGTATGCCTCCCCATGCGCCTATTGTGCGTGATATTACCTCATAGTTCATACACTCTGCCTTATATGTGGCTCCCTCTCTACGGTGTTTAGGATAGTTGAATCCATAGAATACCCTACCTCCCGTTTCCTTCATGTCGAAGTATCCTGTGTCGGGATTTCTTATTGCGTTGCCTGTTTCGTCTATATTTTCAAAGGTGCTTTTTGAGTTGTAAATATGTCGAGCAAACAAAAAGAACTTTCTATCTCTACCTCTGTACTTGGGCAATCCTGTATCTATGTGCCACCATGCGATATAAAAATAATTCCACCCATCAATATATGTCGGTTTGCCGTTATTGAAAAACCAATATCCATAAAGTCTGTACTCCCATTGCTTACGAATGAACTCTATCTCATCGGTATAAATGATTTTATTTTTCTCCAACTCGTCCCATATCTCATCAATGGTCTCCATCTTACGTTGTAGCTCTTTTAATCTTCTAGGTAGCTCTGGGTGTTTCCAATACTGGTCTTTTGCTGGCAATCCAAATCCATCAATAGTATCATAGTCGGGGCAATCTGGTAACTCTATCCTTATGGGTGTTAAATCTTTATCATCAGTATTAAACCAAAGATATTTATCTGGGTTTTTATATTGAGCAAACAACGTGGGGTCTATCTTCTCCCCATACTTAATAATATTAGATAGGGTGTTCATTGTTCATTAGTTTAAGAGCAATTGATTCTGGACGTAAGTGCAACCGCTCATCCTCCATATATCGTAGAACAGCATCTTTTAGGTATGGGTTATCGTCATCAAGTAAAAGTTGCATCATTGTCTCCTCTAGCTCTTCTTGAATAGACCTTAAATCAGTAATCCTTTTGGTTGCTCCCTCCATTACTTCAAGCATCACGTTATAATAACTTGCTTCAATGGTGACTAAGTATGTATATTTGAATGATCTATGAAGCCTTACAAACTCAATTATTTTCATGTTAATAATTGTGTTTTTGCCCTTCATCATCTCCTCTACTTCATCCTCGAAATTTCCCTTCTCATCCATAGGAAAACCTACATCGTGGGCTATCTCTATTTTACGTTTTAAAACGTCGGTATATTTTCCTCTATACGGGGTGCTCTTGTCGTACATACAGAGTATATACATCATAGCCAGCTCATTATTGATTCCTTTTCCTGCTGACTTCTTAAAAATAGGGTATCTCTTTAGCTCTGAATAAGTCTTAAATAAAGATCCCCCATCAGGAACTTTCACAGGATTGAATAACATCCCCCGAAACTCTAAATTTGTGAATTGGCTTATCATCGTATTGCTAATATATCATGTCTCTGCATCCTGTATAATCTTCTTCCCCCATCTAATTTAGCGTGGTATTCATATTCTACAGGTATGTCTCTTATCTTTTTCATTATAACCTCGTCTCCCTCTTTTAAATCATAAAACTTGTCTGACTTATGAATATCTGCATATTCGGTGTTGGGGCTACCAAGATAAGCAATTTTTCCATAAGTGACATCTGTCTTACTGGGTTTGCGTAGATCGGGTAGTATAAGGTTGCTTTTCTTTGCTTGTTCTGTCATACGCGTCCACTCTGGATCTTCCATCGGCTCAACTAATACGTATCCGTTTATGGGGATTATCTTTCCATCTCTTATCACTGCATAGATATTGTGATATTTGATGAATATGTAGATATGCTTTCCTTCTCTGTAGTATCTTTTCTGCTCCGGGGCAAGACAATTTTGTATTGCCATAAAATACATGACAGCTTTATCCCCCTCTTTTATTTCGATATTTGTTTTCCATGGGAATGTCTTTAGCTTCTTGTCGAAGATTAAATCTTTCGGGACTGCCTCTACCGTTCCTATTCTGACAACATGCTTCTCCGGTTCAAAGGAAGTGTCTAAGAATAACTTTATTCCTGATTTTGTTTCTATGTAATCATTTTTCTCATCTAGCCGAATCATTACATTATTGCCTAGTGTCTGCTTTACTTCCATGTCATATAGCTTAAAATGTGTTTTATTATTTCGATTGTCCAACCATTTCCTAACATTCTATATTGCTGAGTATCAGATACTTGCCATAAATACCATTCTGGAATAGTCTGTAAACTGGAGGCTTCCGTTGGTGTTAATCGTCTTAATTTAAAATCATTTGTTAATACCCCGTTTTTATCAGCGGCATGCGCACTTGGTAATGAACCGTGTTTTCCCCTTTCATAGAACGCCCTATCTTGTTGTGATTTATATCCTTTACCAGACGTATCCCACTGAATATAATTTTTAGTCATAATAAAATTATCCTTCTGAACACTTATAAGGCAATTTGTTTTACCGTCTGTTTTAGCCTCTAATCTTTGTTCTGTTGGGCTTCCTGTTTTTCTATCGCTTGGGTTATCTGGGTTACGTCCTCGCATTGCTACACAGATAATATCCATATCAGAATGTAATCCTCCACTATTCCCCCCAGCCGTAAAGCAATTTGATTTTTCTTGGTCTGATGTGATTTTTAGAGATGTATTTACTTTTATAAAGTTGTCCGAAATATCAACCGATTTACAACTTGCTGTTATAGTGCTTGCTTTATCCGTTTCTGCTCTTACATTTACTTTTCCTGCATTGAAGTTCGCTGCTCGTTTATCAAAGTAATTTAGCATCTTATCACTTAAATAATACTTAGCATCAATATCCTCCTCTGACTGTAAGATATCCTTTAGTAAAATCCCTCTATCTTCTGGTTGTGGAATATCCGTCCATAACTCATCAAACAATCCTGTTTCTTTTGTCTTTATATTAGACCAATAGACTCTATTTCTGTTTTGTGCTGAGACGAGGTTGCTGTTTATCCATACCGGAAATATCCCTACATACTCACTAATAATGCGTAAGTATTCTTTCTTCATCTGAACGTTCTCTAAGAGGAATTTTACGTTAGGATTAAGCTTTCTGATATGATTTAATATCTCAACGAATACAAAAAACAACTTACTTCTTGGATCGTCAAAAGCTAATTGTTTTCCTGCAAAACTGAATCCTTGACAAGGACTTCCTGCAAATACTAAATTAATGGATGAGAAGTCTATATCCCATTTTCTCCACTTCTCTATATCTCCCAACTGTATTGTGTTAGGAAAGTTATATTGAGTTTGTTGAATGGCATATTTATCTATTTCAGAAGAGTAGTAATTATCTATTTTAACTCCTAATTCCTTAAGTGCTATTTGTCCGCATGACATTCCATCGAATAAACTTAAAAAATTCATAGCTTTTCAGATTTAGATTCGTAGTCTTTTGATTTGATACATATCATTTTACCCTTTATCTCAACAAATTTTAAGTGTCCTTTTTTTTGGAGGGTTTCAAAACGTTTCGCCATAGCTCTCTTATCTTTGCGCCCCATTCTGTTCCATGCTGTGAGCTCGTTTTTTCTTAAGCTTACCCATTGCTTTTTATACTCAACACAAATCCACTGATTAAGTACATCTGTAGCTTTTGGTTGTGGTGTGATTATAGGTTTATCCCATAGCCACTTTTTTAGAAATGATATTAATTGCCGAATTAGTTTCATGGCTGTTATTTAGGTTTTAATACATAATAAATATAAACTCCTTTTTGATATTTTTCAAGAATAATAAAATCAACCAAGTCTTTATCGTGTATCTCTTCGTCTACAATTTGTAGCACCCCGGGATTTGTTTCTTTAAATCTTGCTGTGACCTTTGGATCTGGTATAGATACCGCCACAATACCACTACAATGACTTATCACGTTTTTTAAGAAGTTTTTACGGTGTTCTGGGAGTATGTGTTCAAGCACATCAAACAAGCACACTAAATCGAATTTTTCTTCAAACAATAACTTCGTAAAATCGCCAGCTAAATACTCTACATCACTATAAAGATGTCTTTCCTTCGCTACTTTTATTGCTTTGTCCGCAAGATCCGTCCCCACAACTCTCTTCGTGCATCTTCTAAGGTGTTCCGTTGTTATACCTACTCCGCATCCAATATCTAATGCCGATTTAAAATTATGTTCTTCATGTAGTCTATCTATGAAGCTTATCAGCTCTGCTATCCTTGAACTCTTTGTTATGAAATATGATTCATGGTGAGATGTTCTTTTCTCATAATATTCTTTTACGGTTTCTACTAGCATTATTTATATGTTTAAGAATGAATCCCCTATATCAAGGAATTTTTTCATTTGTAAAGATATTGAATTATAATCAGATGATTTTCTATTTTCGTATTCGTGATTTATTTTTTCAACTATATCATCAATATTATTAGGGTCATAAGGTATGGCATTAGGGGTATCTCCATTCCATATTACCTTTCTTCCCATAAGCCCTAACTCACAAACTGTATTAGATAATCCATCATGTTTTATCAACCTTAATCCTAGAAAACATTTTTTATATATTTCTAGTAAGTCTTTCCTTTTGTAAGCGTTGAAATCACATTCTATGAAGTTTATATTAGGGATCAGCTCTTTAATTTTATTATTAAGGATTTTCCCGTATGTAAAATGTTGTGATTTATAAATATAAATAGAATCCCCTAATGGTACTGGCTTTATATCATCATTGGAATATGGCAATATCGGTATTCTTTTATACGGTAATCCTGCTTTTTCCATATCATTCGCTATGAATTTTGATATTGCTACGAATTGAATATGTGTTGCGTTCTTTAACTTCTCTATGATCTTAGGATTATTTACTGCTACTGTAGCATCCGTTCCTGACCATACCATAAGGGCAGGAGCTTGATGATTAATCAATGTGTCTATCTGCGCTTCTCCATAGCATCCAAACCATAAACAAGGTTCGTCTATTTTTTTAAACTTACTAAGGCTATACTTAGCCATCAGTCCTCTTAAAAAGTGCTCTCCAGCGTTGCAGTGTATATACTTAATCCTCATATCGCATATCTATATTCCATTCCTTAAAAAAGGCTTTAATATCAATCGCTATCTTTTTTCTGTACTCCGCTTTTTTGGCTAGTATCCAAACCATATTATCCTTGTACATTTTTCTTCCCCTCTCTACAATTGGATTAGAACCTAGGAAAGATATTATTCTATTGTAGTCTTCAAATAATAATGTGGCCACCATCATTTTGTTATACATCAATATATCTTGTGGTGTTCCGTGCGTACCTGCTTTTTTGAATATATGTGCAGTATATATTCTTGGAGCTACTCTACACGAACCTCCAAAAAACCAGCTCTTTAGTGATATGTAAGGCTCTAATGTACCCCATAGTCTATGTCCTTCCCATCCATCTACGTAATTATACCACTCTTTTGAAACTCCATAGGCAGCTCCTAATATGCAGGGTATTTCATAACTGTCAATGTTTCTGTTGGGAATATATTTTAACCATTTAGCTTCTATTATTCCTCTGAATGTTTCTGTTGCTTTAGGATTAGATTTTTTATCGTGAAACATTAGAATGGTTGCTCCTGTTGGTACTCCCACACTCTTACGTGCTTCGATATCCATATTCTCCTTATTAATATTCACACAAGATGTGCAAGTAAAAGCTTTTGGATGTTGCTTAATTTCTTCAAGCATCATAGATGCCCATTTATTTTTTTGAAATCTGATATCCGATCCCATTAAAAAAATATTCTCCGATTGAGCTATTTTAACTCCTGTGTCAAAGGCAGCTCCCACACCTTTATTTTCGTTGTGTCTTAATATTTTTACTTTAGGAAAGGTGAGTTGTAATACTTTTACCGAACCATCATCTACAATAATTATTTCATAGTTCTCAACATCAATAGTATCTCTAATAGAAACAAGGGTGGTGGATATAAAATCCACCCCCTCATTGTGATATGGGATTATAATACTTAAATCCATATTAGAGTGTTGTCGTTGGTGCAGCAGTTGTAGTTGCAGCAGCGGTGGTTGTGGCTGCGGCAGTTGTTGTCGCGGCAGCTGTGGTTGTCGCAGCGGCGGTAGTCGTTGCGGCAGCCGTAGTGGTTGCAGCGGCAGTCGTAGTCGCAGCGGCGGTTGTAGTTGCAGCAGCAGTTGTAGTGTAACCAGTAGCAAATGTAGTAAATGCTCTTAATTCACTATAAAGCGTACCAGCAGTAGAAACTACTTTAAGCCTGTAATAGTACTTTGTACTTGCCGTTAAGCCAGTTAAATTACAGGTTGAAGTTACAGGGCTTGCACCACTGATAGGTGTTGACACAGCAGCTTGAGAAGTTCCAAGAGCTGGAGTAGTTCCATATTCACATGTCACAGCAGTTGAAACACTATTAGCATCAACAGTACCAGTAACGGTTGCAATGGTATCTAAAATACTTGTTGCCGCATTAGCGGAAACAGTTGGCGGCTCACTAGACGATAACGCCCATTGTCTTGACATTACTTTAACCGCATTAGCAGCTAATGTAGCAACATCAGTTTTCGCTCCCACATAATGAGAGGTTTTCGATTCACTTACGACAAATAAATTACGTTCGTAAGGACCTCGTTGGCTTGTTCCAACTTTAGGATTTACGGGTTTTACGGTAACACGAACCTCGATGTTTAATTTAAAATCATCCATTTTGTATAATATTAAGTTTGTTAATACTCGACTAAATTACAAAATATTTAGCTCTATACATATTTATTTTTTATATCATATTGTTCAAGTGCTTTTAAATAAGTATGGTGAGCTTCTAGTTCTGTTTTAAATGACCCAAGACTAACCCTTTTTTCGCCAACATAAATCGTGCTTTGCCAACCATAGCTTCTTTTACAAACCCCCGTATATATAGATGTTGTCTTTCTTTTTTTATGCCAATGAGACGTGTTCTCTCTATTAGACACCCGTTCAAGATTTTTAACATTATTGTCAACTTTTATGCTGTTGATGTGGTTTACTTGGGGTAAATTATTAGGATTACAAATGAAAGCGTCAGCTACTAATCGATGTACTTTTCGAGTAGATACTGTATTATTTTTGTAAATACTTACTCTTAAATACCCATACCCATTAAAGGAAGGTTTTAATATTTTCCCTTTTCTAATCAAGGGTTTGCCATTAATAAAATCTCTATCGAGACTTTTAACCCTACCTAGATTACTCACCTGATAGTTTTCAAATCCTTCAATGTCTTTCCAAATCTCATCTTCCATAATTTCAAACTTTTTAATTAGCAAACTTTTAAAGTGTGCGGAAAGGAAGTTTGCTAACCTTTTACGAGTTAATTAGGCTCAACCGCAATACAAAGATAGTAATATTTTTAGATAAAAAACCCTCAGCTATTATACTGAGGGCACTCTTGCTATGAAAACAAGAAGCAGATCAACCGTTCGGCGCGGCTAATTGCCCCAAAGTTATAAATATTATTATACATGTACATTTATTAGTATTATTAATGATAAGTTTTTTTATTTTTTTTACCTAATTTTTTTACAAGTTTTACAATATAAATTATGCTATTTATTCTCTATTAGTTATACTATTATATTATGTTCCCGAGTCTTGGGTATAGTTAAGTCCCGAGTCTTGGGTATAGTAAATCACGGGTCTTGGGTATAGTGTTTTACTTTAAACACCGCATAATCCGTATATTACCATTCCACGATAACAACTCTATATATTCTTTCTTTTTAAGGTTGATGAGCATATTAGAAACAGTCTTTGCACTCGTTCCTATTAGCTCACCTAAATACTTATTACTAGCGTAGCAATGGTCTTTCTGATCTAACGTATAGATAAAAGACATTAGAATCTTTTCTTGTAGAGAAAGGTCTTTTGAAAATAGATACTGTTCCGGCATCCAAAGTCCACGGATTTGTTTTGGATTAATTACTGGATTGTCTGGTGTTGGGGTTAATTCCTGCTCCCATGGAGGGAGTGCATAGTCACTTTTCATACTTGTAATTTTTAAATGTTAAGATGCAAACATAAAAAAAAACTGCTAGCTTCACAACTAACAGTTTGTTTAACATTTAAAAAGTATGAACTTTCGTGCAAAGATAGCCCTATTTTCTCACGAAACAAGCTGTTGATAACTTTTTCTACAAATAAAAAAAAGAGAACTACTATCGTAATCCTCTTTTCCCGGTTTCCCTGTGGCTTATGCGGCCATTTTTAAAGTGTTGTTATTTCTAACGGTTTAGCTCTCCATAAATCATAATTGTACCTGTCAAATCCAATCTACCCCTATATGTGTGAGGCGATCGCTAATCAATCCTCACTAGCTATGTAGGCTACATGGAGTAGGTGGGTTATGATCCCACGTCCAAAATACTTTGCTATTTACTTCAATGAACTAGTTGCGTGGGGAGGACTCGAACCTCCAACCTCAAGATTATGAGTCTTGCCAGCTACCAATTGCTATCACCACACGATGTAAAGATAATAAAAAATATCATTTTGTTGGCATCACCGTTATGATATTAATGCAAAAAGCGCATAAAACTTAATTTATACGCTTCTCGATTGGTTTGTTCCAACTGGTAACATCCACTTTTACTGTATTGGTTTCAGATATAAAGACAGATTTCCTTTACTCTCTCTGACCTACGATTCAGACCTGACATTCTGAGCATTGTGAAGAGGCTTTTCAGGAGCTACGATCTATTCGTCAATAGCATATAATGCAAATATATAAAGTATTTATAACACAAAAGGAGAAGTTAACTTAATAACTCCTCCTTTTAATTTATCACTGATTTTTCGCGCAGCAAATATAGATTAATTATTTAAACAAATCAAAAGAATCTATCCCTGTATATGTTTTCACCAAAGCTCTCACACTCTCCCCTGCTTTTTTTGCCATATTCTCGCGGTCTTGTATATCAATATTTTCTTCTTCTTGCAGCTCCCACATCTTATCTACTAAGATAGACATAAATATTTTAATCCCTGCTCTAAATCCTTCAATGGTATATTCCGGCTTTATCCCCTTATTAACTTCAAATTCTAATAAGGTGTATTCGATTTCTTCCAATATTGGGCTTAATTTTTTTCCTATCATAATTTCTTTATTTACACAAATCGTCATCATCTTTTAAACTCTCCGGATGTGTAGATGTTGACCACCCTGTTATGTTTGGATGAGGCTTCTCGTATTCTTCTTTACTGATTTCAATATTAAAACCTCCTCCACAAGTATTACTTGTTTTGTTAAAAGTAGCAGCAAAACACATACTCCCCACAACTCCTAAATCACTACTCTCTATTTTCCTTCCACACTTCCAACATTTAAAATATCGTGTTGTAGGAACTTCTGATTTTAATCTCTCAGAAACATACATCTCCACTATCTCACACAACTTATCCCATGCAGCTCTATCCACACATAAGTCTTCGATGTTAAGAAAAACATCATTTGCATAATTTTTAAATTTCATAGCTATTTTTATTTATTTGTCTTGTTAACGCTCCCTTTATTTGTATCAACCTTCTTAAGTTTTTTGGAAAGCGTTGATATGAATTAAGGTGCATATTCTCTTTTTTTGTAATGATAATTATATCATCTATGGTTGGCTCTTTATTAATATCAAAACCTTCCTTTAATCTGGGTATTTTTCCTCTCAAATTAATATCGTTAATTTCACATAGATATTTTAAGAAATGAAGCCTTTTATTATTTACTCTGATGAACCATGTTCTTTCTGTTTGATTATTCCTTTCCCTTGTTAGTAAATATGGCTTCCCATAATGTTTTATATTCCCAGGAACATTCCCCTTCTTAAACATAGTCTCCTTACATTTATCGTAAAGCTCTGGAGACATTTTTCTTCCTTTATTCCAAGGGGTATCCCCTTTTTTAAATCTACCGTCACCCATCACTATTCTGTTTTCTTATCGAACACATAAGTCTTTCGTTTCTCCGCCAGCTCTTTTAACGTGTTTTCTAATTCCGCTTCTTTATCTTTGAATGTGTCAATAAGGATATTTGTATTCCCAAAGCTCATCTTTTCTTTTATAGAATTAGGAATCGCTTTTAAAAACTCCACCTCTGTTTTCGCAGTATCAATAACTACTGATAACATATTTCTAATTTCAGTAGCCGTTTTCACATCAAGAGTCCCCTCTTTTAATTTCTGAATAGAATCAAAAGCCTCCTCTCTCACATCATTTAAGGTTATTTTCTTTACCATAGCTATTCTAATTTAAGTTCTCTAATCCTTTGCTTAACAATAACAGAATCCATCCAAGAATTATAACACGTCCCCGTAGCAGAACATATCTCCCACAACTGAATCTGCACCTCTCCAATAGCTCCTAACAAGCTTAATCTATCCGTATGTAACCCTTGTCTTACTTTACGTACTTCTTTCTCTAAGATCTCCACAGCACACTCTAAATTAAATGTCCGCACATCTAAATCCTCCGGCTGTAATCCGTCTTTTACTTTATTAAATAATTGATACGTGCTATCCATTATTAATCGTTTTCAATATCATTAAGATAATCATTATCACTCTCTTTTCTGGTAATAAGTTCTTCAAGCAAGGATTTTTCCCATTGTTCTTTACTTACCATCTCATTAAATAAAGTTTCCCATATTGCTATTTGTAGTTGTGCTAAAGGGCTTACTAATAAATCATAATCTTTCGGTGGCTTTTTAAAAGCGTTATCCCAAATCTCCTCACTCAGATCTTGTATATAACCAGCAAGACTTCTTGTAGAGTTTTTAACACCCCCTTTTTCTTTGCATAGTCTAATATATTCATTAAACCATAATTCCGCTTCATTAAATAATTCATCTTGTTTTTTCATAGCTTATTCTATTTTATCAAACTCTTTATACTCTTTCTGTAAGCTTACCACAACAACCGTAAAATCTTCCGTTACAGACACTCCATGTACAGTAATAAAATTTTCTTTTTCTAATTTATTTAACTGACGTTCAATATCTAATACGTCTCCTATTAATACTTTCCATTCCATAACTCTATCCTTTTATATATTCCTATTATGGACACCAGGCCCCCTCTTAATCCGCTGTAATCCCTTTACCATAGTCCTAGACCTACTTATAATTATCCCACTATAGTAATCCTCCCACCAGTCTTTCTTCTCCTTGCTCAATACCCTCAATAAAGTATTGTAATTCAAATTAGGATCAAATTCAACTAATCTCTTTAAATTAGTACTGACTAAAACTATAGCCCTACCATTACTCCCTTTCTTTAAATATGTGTAATAACTCATCCCAATAGGCTTTTTTTATGTCTTCCCACGAACGCTACGTGTCGTTTTCACCCCACAAAAATAAGCCTTTTTAACCCCTTTGTCAAGCTTTTTATCAGTTATCTAAAAAAAATATTATAATTTTTTCAATAGGCTCTCACAAACTACTAGCTGAAAGTATATATACTTTTAAACCCTATTAGAACCGCCCCCATACCATTCTTTCCCTTACAGTACAATAACCCTAAAAACTACCTCTAGCCTAAGTGAGTCTCTGTATGGGGTCTATGTATATATATTGGATGTGCGCGCGTGTTCCGAAATCGAAATCGCGTACCCGCCCCCCTATCATTGGCTTGCAGCGCGCTCGATCATGCTGCTTCCTGCTAAATGCGCGCTCGTTTGCCTGCAAATAAAGCGCATTGCATTCTGATCGGTAGGGTAGGGGAGGAGCTGGTATTATCTATGCCAAAACGTCCTATTTAACATAATATATATTATGATACGATGTAGGTCAGCATCTTATTGCATATTTTTGCCGCTTGATTGCCTTCTGGATGTGTTGATATTCGCGGCTTGTAGCGTGTTGCCTTCGTCTAAGAGCTTATGCAATTAAAGTGGTAGTATAGTATTAAAAATCTTTTTAAGTTGCTTAAAACGCTTAAAAACACGTACATTTGTAGATGGATAAATTATTTTAGCATCAAATTGATATCATTATGGATAAAATGGCTCGGAAAGCACTTGCTTCCTCTTCTCTTCCTTCTCTACCTTCATCTGTTTTAAGTCACTTCTTAACGTTGTGCGGTGATAATAAGAAGCTGTTTAAAAGCTTGTATAATAGATTGTGGACTCACTTATGGCCTATTCAGGAAGTTGAGGCTATTAGCTTTGGTTATGCTGTGAATATTGTTATTTACTCCTTTGATCTTGTTCCTGGTGACTTCTGGCTTCTCTCTCGTCTGATGGTTCTTTCTGCCGGTGGTGTTCGTGCTGTTAATAGTGACGATCATATATTCTCACATTATGAGAACAATGTGATTACCAGGCTTATGAAGCGTGGTTATATTACCCGGTCCTCCTTCGATCCTGCTAAACCTGCCAACGTTCAAAAGGCAAAAATTCAAAAGACCTTTATGTCTCTTACTCCTTCAGGGATATTTTTACATAAATCGGTGGTGAGGAAAGTCAATAAATACGTTCAAAATGATATTTTGGGCTCTTTTAAGTAAAAAAACACAAAAACCCGTCCAGAATGTCCAGACGGGTAAAATAATCACTCTACGCGCTTAAAAAACGGCTTACTCTGCCTGTTCCTCCAACCTTTCAGTGTGTACGTCAATCTTCTGAATGATATCACTAGAATTTGTTACCTCAATCAGTCCCCCTTTATGCTGTGCGCTCTTCTTTAAATCGACGAGTTTCTGTCTGATCTCTCCTAGTTCTGCACTCATTTTTGATAGCTTGACTTCTCCTATTTTGTCGAGCAATTGCTCTACTGTTAGATATTTCATATTGTTGAGGTGTTAAATTAATTTATTTACTTCTATTGTTTCAAACTGAAATTCACCGGGACCTGAATATCCTTGCGTCTGGTGAATGTTCTCCAGGTTCCAAAGCTCTTGGGCACTTATCTTTTCGCCCTCCTTCTTAGCTTGCGCTTTGCATAGCTTTATCGCTGTGCGCTTAGTCAATGCTAATGTTATAATGTTCCTCGATGCGTAGCTGTGCCATGCGTCTGTTTTATATACTATATACATGTTCTTTATTTTTTTTATTTATATTACATCAATTGCGTTGTCATTTAAAAATTCCTCGTACCCTCTCTCGTAATTTTGTAATTTCTGATAATCTGCGTGTGTGATTGCGCAAGACATTCCCCACCTGCCATGCGTAAGAAAATAATAATAATGATTATCTTTCCTTATCTCTGTTTGCAATGATCCTCCAATCGGGTGATGAATACTGTCAACGTAATCAGTTAAGTTTTTTTCTCTTGCTGTCAATTTAACAGCGTTTCTGTGTTCTTTTTTAATTATTTTCATATCTATCTATATATTGATTCTCTGCAAATATACAACAAATAAATGTGTTTGTCAATACTTTTTATGATTTTTATTTGCTTTTTTTGTTTTAATGTTGTATATTTGCCCTCAGATACCAACCAATAAATATACAATACTATGAAGAGTAAAGACATTAAAGCCGTGAAATCTAAGCTTTTAAGCTACAAAATACAGACGGCTAAGTTAACAATGGCTTATGAAAGTATAAGCCAAAAAATACATGATTCCGAAGAAATTGCTAACTTTTTATTCGACAACTGGGAACCTGATACGATAGGTTGTACTGAATCTTTTTACATTGTTCTTCTTAATCGTGCGAACGGTATTAAGGGCATAGTTAAACACTCAAGCGGAGGTGTCGCCGGAACAGTATGCGACATGAAAAGCTTATTTTGCTCCGCTCTGCTCTCTCTTTCGTCCTCAATTATCTTAGCTCATAATCATCCGTCAGGCAATTTAAAGCCAAGCGATCAAGATATGGCTTTAACTACTAGAGTAGTGCAGGCGGCTAAGTTGTTGGAAATTGCAGTACTCGATCATATAATTTTAACACCAGACAAGGGGAGATTTTATTCATTAGGTGATAATGGGCACATTTAACCATGAAAAAAGATTTTACATACAACCAAAGATTAATAATTTTAATCGTAACGATCTGCTTATGTATTTGGGCGGCCACAATGTTATTTATATCAATATTCAATCATTTATTAATTTAATTCTAATTATCATGCAAAACGTAAGTATTAAAGAGGAAGGAAATATTTTAACTGTAACTGTTGATCTTTCCAAGTCGTTCGGTCCTTCAAAGTCCGGCAAAACAATTTCCATTGCCTCAACATTAGGCAATAAGAAGCTTGACAAGCATCAAGATGTATTTGTAGGCGTAAACGTCTATAAATCTCGTTAAGTTTACCTGATGAGCCCTAATTGGGCGAAACCTGTCAATAGTGACAGGTCGTAAACAAAAAGATAGATATTATGAAAACAAAACACACAAGGGGCACCTGGATAGCTAAAGAAGGCCAGATATACCCACAAGAGACAGGCAAGACTCTCGCCTTGGTTCCTTACTTTGATAAGGAAGACGAAGAGCAGGAGGCAAATTCCAAGCTTATTGCGGCAGCTCCAGACCTCCTCCACGCTTGTAAGTTCCTGGTTGGAATAATGACAAGTGAAGACAAAGAATTTTATCAGAGACATATACACGCTTTTAATTTAGGTCGTGATGCGATTGAGAAAGCAACAAGATATTAATCATGGAAGAATTTATACTGGGTAAAGAATACACTTTTGATGAGCTGGAGGAATCCTTGATAATAGATCAGAACATCAACGAGTACGGGCCTGAGACAATTGGTGCGCGGTTTATAACGATCACTGAGCGTCATTCTCCGCGCGTCTGCTCCTTCCTTATGTCAAATTTCAGTTATAAACCGCTGTATAAGTGTATATATAACGACACAAAAATCCCTCGAATGTTGAATACTTTTTATTATCACGATTAAAAATACAAAAGTTTTAAAGTTGAATATAGTTAAAAACAAATTATTATGAAAAAAGAAATTTACATCAAAAAAATGGAAGATCATCATATAGCATTCAATGATCTTTGGAAGAAGATAGTAATAGACACAAATAAATTTGTGGAGGAAAACCCATCTATTGGTGCTGGTGATTTTTCATTACAAAGTGTTGCTAGTTTTATTGACGATCTTTCCTTGTCTGGTGCTTGGGTGCAAGATAGAATTAACGGTTTATCTGGAACCTATGGCCTTGACGGATATAAAAAAAGTTTGAGTAGGAAAATACGTAAGTCATTAGGATTTACATTTTGAAAATTAAATACTTTTTTTTACAACCCTTAAAATATTATTGATATGGAACGAGTTTTATTGTATTTAGAAAATGGCGAAGATTGTCTACAAGACAATTGGACGCACAAAGAAGCTATTAATAAGCTAAAGAAAGAAGGTTATAAAAAAGCCTATTCAGGGCGAAAGCTCAATCGTTACGGCATAAAGGTACTTGTCGGTATTAATAACAAGAATGCTGTTTTTATCGAACAAAGAAGATTGAACGGTTTATTCAACGCGCGTATTTTAACCCTCAAATAATTTAACATGGCGAAAATTAATATCTATCTATCACGCCAGCCCTCCGGTCACCTTCACGAAATTTATCGTGAAGGGAAGCCTACGGGCGAAATGATAGACAATAAAACGCTGATGAAGATATTGACACCAGAACAATACAGCGAATTTATAAATGGTGAGCAAATATTCTTTATTGAAGGTGAGACGTTTAGAACGCGCAAACACAAAGAGAAAACAAATAGACTTTCAGGACGTTCTCATGGTAACTTTAAATTTTAAATTATGACAAAAATAGAAAAACTACACGCGGAAAAGCAACGCAAAGACCGCGAATTATTTATTAAATACAAGCAGTTTTTAGCTGGTGTCAAGAATGAGTATTTAAAGAAAGGGCCATTCGCAGCGCAGATTTACATTAGAAATAATGCGAATCTAATTATAGAAATAGCCGCTGACGATCTATATTCAGATATTTTATATAATTTAGACCTGTGAATAATGGAAACAATAGGAAACATACATCTCCCGATTACAGAGGCGATAAGAGCCCCAGGCAATGATATTGACGCAATGGACGTGTTATTTGACCTTGGAGTCGCTGAAATGCCTGCCCTGCTGCAAGACCTTTACAAACAGAAATATCCCGCGCTGGTGGTTGTTAAAGTGACAAATCCTGAACTTGTTCTTTTGCTTCTCTATATGCCCCACCCTTTTGGGCAGAGTATACAGGGCAAAAATTGCAATTATTCTTATCTCCTAATCTCCACCTCCTCCGCCATTACTTTGTCGATAAGAGGATGAGAAGCAGAGATAATGAAGAACTAGATGTTTTAGAACAGATAATTCGGTATACAGATATGTATATGGGAAAAAGAAAATTATTAGAAATTAAATAAAGATAAAATCATGGAAATATTAATAAGTTGTTTTGTATTAGGTTTTTTAATTGTGGTGTACTTCATGATAAGAGAAACCGCTAACCTTAAGCGTTTAAAGCGCGCTATTTGCGACGATAAAACAGGAATGCTTTGTTCTTATTTTATTGGTGAAGAAAGAATAACAGCAAAAGTAATTTCTTTTGACTACCAGGATGAGACGGTTTACATGAAAGATGAAAGAGGTAAATACGTTACTATTCCTTTAAACGATATCTACGGAATATGATGGAAATAGAAACTAAACACGGAGTATTTGTCACTCTCATCACCTTAGACAAGTGGATGCGGCAAACAAAGACACTAAAAGGGGAAGACCTAGTTTTTTTCGTGAATAAATGTAATCGTATCAATCAGTTTACAAGTATAATGAAAACCATATTAGGAGTAACACCCACAGAACTAAACAAGCGTTTCAGCGAAATAGATCCAAATTTTAACTCAGAAACAGATTACTATTCGGTGAGATATGCTCCAAATAAATAAAACAATATATACAAAGATATGAGGCACGTATGATTACCTGGCAAAACTTAATTTATTTAGTTTCTTGTATTTTGTGATCGCTGGTTAGGGTTCGATTCCCTTTGTGCCTCTTAATTCCTCAAAAAATTTCTTATTCATCAATCCTACCTTTGCCATCACCTCCTCCGGTGAGTATTTATAGCCTATCATCATTCCTATTGTGGTAGGAAATACTTTATCATATTCTTGCTTTAATTCATCCCTGAGGTCGTATAAGGGCTGCCAATTAGCACTCTTAACCTCATCACAATACTTTTCCCTCTGCTCCTCTGTGCCCTGATCAAAAAGTGAATGCTCCGCTGGTGTTAGTAGTGCGATGTTACGTGCTAAGAATTTATAGTGAGGATATTTATTGATCCCTTTAGCTAAAATATGAGCAAAACAGTTATAAAAATATGGAGTATTCATATAATCCCGAAGGTATAAACCAGACACAAATGACCGTTTATTGCTATAAAGCCAAAGTTGTTTGAAGATCATTGTCTGAGTCAATAAGGCCCCTCTACCTTGTTTTTCAAATATATGTACGTTTCCCATCTGTTATTTTTTTTGAGTGTATAAACATAATTAAAATTTTACTTGCTTTTTGTGTTTTTTTGAACTATATTAGTGTTTTCCAAATAGACAATGTTCTCAATTAATTAGCCTCGATTCGTTCGAGGCTTTTTATTGTGTACGTCCTCCCGAAGTTAGGAAAATGTTTTTTAATGATTGTGGGCTGCTTAATATCTAGCTTTTGCAGCTCCTGTGACGCCACCTTGATAAATTCTTTTCTTATTCTCTCGTAATACCCTTGCGTTGATTTTGGTTTGTGCATCCCTCTGTCTCCTGCGTTCCATAACCTAGAAGCATTTTCTATTTTTAATTGAGGATTGTAGTAATATTGGTAAAGAAAGAACATTTGCGTTGATTTAAGCGAGTCAAAGCGATCTTGAAGGGTAAAAGTAGTATTACATATTTTATTGATGTGGTGGAGCATTATGGGCCTTATCTGGAGTAGTCCTGCCGCCCCCTCCTCTTTATTATAGATTAATGGATTATAAGAAGATTCTATCTTACTGAATGTTTTTATTATTACTCTTTGTTGTAAGGCAATAAAGTCTACAGGCACTTTTGGAGGAGTGTATTTTACTACTTCTGGATTAGCTAGTTTTGAAGTAAGGAGAAGTAGAATTATAAGTAAGAGGGATTGCCGTAGCAAAACTATCTGTATTCGTTGATACTGCTGATGTTGTAGGAAGTATTTCTCATAATTTCATCATTTTAGTTTAAACAAATATAGTAAATATTAATTAATAGGGATTAAATAACGCTCGTTCACCACAACTCTTTTCTTCCTGAGCTCTGGGAAATATTTTTTCGACCCGTGATAGTATATGTAATTTTGATTTTTCTTTAGTTGTTTAAATGGTATGGTGCGTTTATCTGGGCAATGAGGCAGGGCAAAAAAATTACCGTACTTATCTGACACTAAATAATCCAAACCTTTAAATCTGAACTTTATTTGTAGATGTTTTACAAATTTTAAATTCTCTTGTATTTCAATTATATCAATCATTTGGATAAGTTAGTTGTACATATAAACAAGTTATAGGGCATTTAAAGAAGAACCCACTCCAACGCTTTTACAACTCCTTTTAACACCTGAATTTGATTATCGAGTAAACGACCACCTGAATCCATACAGCTGATTTGAGAAAGGTTATTATACTCTTTCTGCTTATCAATAAGTTCTTGTTTTGAACTTTCAAACTTTGATTTAATTTCTGCTAAATTTTTCATTTTAATAAGAATAAACGCCCTATAACAAAGGCTAAAAATAAGCAGGGCGTATGTGCTTAATCAAGCCTGTGAGCTTCGTTTTATCATTCGTGTAGGCTGAAAGGGTGTTGCTCGTTATCCCTGCCTATTCTTAGCCCCGACCGTTGTGCATAATACTACTTCTTAACCACATAAATGGTATTGTTCTGTTTACGATGCACCGCATTAATGTCATTTCTTTCATAATTCCCTAACCTAATTTCGCCATCTTCTTTTATACAACTTCCGTCTAATATCCAATGTTTAATGCTCTTTTTTTGTCCGTTAATTAATCGCTTTTCTGTTATCCAAACGGTAAAACCACCATTTTTGTTTACATCTACTTCAATCGTTTTTAAGTGTTTCTTTTTAATTTTCATACCGTACTATGCACAACACTATATATAATTAATAGCCTGTGTTGTGCTTATTTTAAAGGCTATTAAGTGTTTATTAATTTAGTTTTTAACTCGATAGGTAGTCGCTTATTTACGGCTACTAATCATATATTTTAACGTTAACGGCAATGCTACGCAATACTAAACCACCCGCAGAACATACCGTCATTTGTCCAATATTCTTTATATCCGCAAATTGTGCAGGTTCTAACTGTCTTGCTTTTAATGCCAACCCATGGCTTTCCTGCTATTTTAATACCCTTCACTTTATCCCAAGAGTGTGAAGCACAGCCGTTAACAGCACCTATATTTGATTGTGGTTTTTGTGGTAAATCATTCATTTTTTCTCGTATTAATGTTTATAATTTATTGAAAGTTAATTGCTTCGTAATCCGCACCCAAACATAGCTGCGTTCCGTTGTAGGTAATTGCCTTTAATAGTTTCTTACACCACAATCTAGGCATTCATCACAACCATCCTGTCTATCAATGTTTCTATGTTCGCATTTCGGCAACATACCCACAACATCAGGTATATGCAAATTTTTAACTACATTTTCAATGCATATCATAACAGCCCCAAAACTATCATCTATATAATTAGCATTTAAGCTATTATCAAAGTTTATATCATTTTTCTTAAATTCTTCTTCTATTAATTTTATCAATCCATTCATAATATTCTCCTTTTTTTATCGTTAAAAAATCTTCACATACCTGCGTTCCGTTAGCAACAAAGCCCTTTATGGAAACTCTATATCCCAACATTCATCACATATTGTAAAGGTTATGTTCCCCACAGGTTTTTGGCATTTATGGCAAATGTTTCTCATACAAGCACATTCTTTAACAGTTTCTTTGCAATTGGCACAAGGCTCAGTTGCTAACAATGTATAACCGTCAGGCTTGGTTTCTGCATTAAATTGTTTCCCGTATTCGGTGTTTGTGACTATTCCAGTCAATCCTTTAAAATTTCCTGAAACAAATTCAATGTTATCACCAATTGATATATTATTTTTTGCTTTCATTTTCAATAATATTTTTTAATAAATTCAACACTTCTTTTTGCAATTCCCTCTATGGTAATTCTTTTGTGCGATACATTACCAGTTGTTATTTTTTGTGATATTTCCAGAATATGGTTGAAATTATTAATTGCAAATTCAGATAAATCACAGTTGGGAACATAAGCTGCTTGTTGTTGTTTGTTAACTACTTCCCGCACTTCTAACAGCGTTCTTTCCCGACTTTCATCTTCAATGGTTAAATGTCCCCAATCAAACCGCTGTAATTCTAATACTTTTAATTCTTCTTCTAAAAAATCTTCTAATTGTTTCATATTATTTGTTTTAATCCGTTAAATATGTTAGGATTTCCACACCAAACGCATTTTCTTTGTTCGCCCCAACACTCATCACATACTGTAAAAGTAATATTGCCAACAGACTTACCACATTTATTGCAGATATTACGCATACAGGCGCATTGTTTAATCGTTTCCTTACAATTAGGACAAGGCTCACTATTTGTTTTCCCTAATGATATTTCTCTTTTTTTCATGTTTCCTGTTTAATGATGTATGGTATATATTTCTAAGTTGTGCATAATGTTAAGAAAAATCACCACGCTTGTATTTTTCAATTTTTGCTGTAAGTTCTTCGATAGTTGCTTCACTTTTTACATCATCGCACGAAGGGTGATTTTCAAAACAGGCTTCATATTGTTTTTTCCCTTCTTCGGAATTATGAAACCTATCTTCTTGGTTAATTCCAAGTGCTTGTTCTAAATCAAATAGTTCTTTTAATCTTTTTTCTGAATCGTGTATTGCTCCCATAATTTTGATTATTAAGCACTACGCACAACACGCAATATAAAACATGCTGGGCTTCGTGCGGTTATTAAATATTTTCTCTCGTTTCAAAGTTCGTAGAGGTTTGATAGTTTCGTGCCTCGTAATCCAGCACGATTTTATATTGCCGACCGTTATGCACCATTTGACCGAAACAACTGTGCTTCCAATTCAGACAGCCATACTGCTGCTAACTCTTCTTCTGATTCTATCTGATGCTCCACTATGTATGAGCCAACAAAATTAGCTCGTTTAAATTCTGCCATTAGCAGCAGTAAGTCCGGGCTATTTTTTAAAGTCTGTACTGCTTTCAAACGGTGCATAACAGCTATATTTAATACCTTATTTTTGTCTTGAATTTCGGTATCAGACGTTTCTTGTCGTTCGCTTAGTTCGGCATAATCATCCATTGCTTTTAATATATTATGTACAAGCATTGGTTTTTCTTGTTTTAATCTCTCAATCTGTATATTGTTGCATTTTAAAATCTGTTCTTTTTTCATCGCTCACTTATTTTTATCGTTAATAATTAAATTCTCGTTCTTTTGTCGGTACTAAACATAGCCGCGCTCAGTTAGCGTTCATGCTAAAACGCCATCGCATTGTGATTTAAGTTCGTGATAAAATTTACCTTTATCTATATCCTGTCCGCTTGATTTCAAAGCAAGTTCTCTGATATGCTTATTTGCATTCCAAATATCGCTTAATGGATATTGTTTTTTGTTGTTGGCAATCTCATTCCAAAGATTGATTAAGCCCTGCAAATCAATTGTTGCATCTGCTTCTTTTAGTATTTCTGTTATTATTCTTGACATATAATAAGTTTTTAAAGTTATAAAATAAGCCTTTCTCGTTTTAATAATTTAAAATTATCAGCGTCAATTAATTTGCCCCTATAATTTGGACTCTCAACTTTATTTATCTTTAAGATTGTTTCCTTGTTTACTTCTACTAATTGCCAATCATGGATGTAATTGTAAAAAAATACTTTATTACAAACCTTATAAACATAAATAAAACTCTTACGTGGAAGCCAATAAATTTCAGCCGTTGTCATGTAATATTGATTTTCTTTCATAATAATTAAATTAATTTTTTATTTACACTTATGTTCCCATTCTAATTGCCATCTTTCTGTTCTCTGATCTCTATACCAAAGACTTCTTTTCTTATGTGTGTTAATGAACCTTTGTCTTTCATAATCCCATTATTAATCATCAAGTTCTGCTGGTCTAATACCTAGCTCAATCATTCCCTGAAATAACGGCACAGCAGCTTTTAACGCAAGCTCAGAGACCGTTTTAAGATCAAAGCCCTGTTGTGTTAAGGAATCAGTAAAACTCATCGCACAGGCTAATTCTGGCTTTGTGTGACGAAGGACTTCTTTTGCTGATGATCTCTCTACAGACTTAAGCCCTACTTTCTTTCCCATCTCCTTAATATCCTTTGTAGATTTCCCGGTGTGGAGTAAACAGCTTTCTCTATTGTACTGAATAATGCCCTCAATCCCTCTCTCAATATAATTTTTTGAGTTTACGGCTTTACTGTTACTTTTTTGAACAGGGATACTTGCATGTATCATTATCTTATTAGATTGATCTGCTAAAGAATAATATCCGTGCTTTCTGATTGCAGGAAGTACTTCCGAAGTGACCCAATCTTTAAAAGGTTTAGCTTTTTCAAGATTAGATGCTAATGCAAGTTTGTAAACACCAGATTCTGTAACGAACTGAATACGTTGTGCTTTTGATGGTAACAATTTGTTACTTACTAATAATTTAAAGAACTTCGGGTGCTCAGATTTGTTTACCACTTTATATTCCTGCTCATTAAGAAGCCTTGTTACTACTTGCTTCATGTTGGAATGACCCCACATCTTACCGATCTCTTTTGCAAGAAACATAACGACGCCTGTTTTTTCGTTGGTAATCGTTGTCAATGTTCCAAATTCCGATTTTGTAAATTTTTTTATATCCATTTGTAATTATATTTATGTGACTGCAAATATATATATACAAATTATAAAAGTCAAGTAATTAACTCTATATATTTTTGTACAAAATCAATAAGTCTTTTTTTAAAGTCATCTGTATTAGAAATTATAGTTGTGAACAAATTGTTAATCTCTAATGACTGGCTAATTAAGATTTAGTCAGTACTGATTACAATTATGGAATATGATGTTACGGAGTCATGCTAAATCTTTCAAATGCTCATGTATTCTATCATCAATAGTCTCTGCTTCGTTTTGCCTCTTCTCTGCCATCTTTCTCGCGTAACTATCCTCTTCCAAGTCTTGTGACCACTCCATGTATAGCTCAACTTCTTTTAGCTTTGTGTCACGCAAGAATATCAATCCCCACACTTTTCTCCATTGTTTTTTTGTGATGGTGATATTTGATTTTAATAATTTATCTATGTTGTCCATTACACCTCCTTATACCAAGGGTATTTAGTCCCTAGCGGACGATAATTTTCTGGAGCCACTTCTCCGCATTTCTCGCATACCATTTTAGGAATTACGTTACGATGAAAATTATCATCATCATATCCTGATCTTTCTTTTGTTGCACCACAGTGCTCGCATTCAAAAATGGCTATAAAATCTCTTCTGTGTTGTGATTTAACTGTTTGTATTCTCATGTCGTAAATATTTAATGAATAAAAAAAGGGCAGTTAAACCATATCGGCCAACTACCCTAATTAATAACTGTAAGTAAGAGTTAGATTACAAAGATACTAACTATATGCTATTAAGCAAGGTGTTTATTTCCGACTTTGTTCCGCTGTAGCAAAACTCCTCCATATTCTTGTAATGTTGAAACTGTGGAAGCTTTGTGCTTAAGATAGATATGAATGCAGTGTTATCTAGTCCTGCAATTGTGCTGAACTCCTCATGCAACTGCTTTACCTCATCAAATGGTCTTCTTCCTCCTGGGTTGTCTGTAACCATTATGCCGAACACATTAGACTCATAATCATCTGTGCCGTTGTTGGTGTCAACATCGTCATCTTCACTTTCTACTGCTACCATTGGTACGTTAAAGGGGTCATCATCATCTAACATTATTGGTGGGGATGTGCTTGTGGTTTCCTCCACGATAGTATTAGGATCTGATTCATTCTCATCAAGTAATTGTTTTAACGTTCCGTCAATCTTTGCTAAAATAATTGTGCGAAGCTTTTTATTGGTGTTTCTACCTGGTATAACTTTAGTGGCTATTATCATTTCATCATCAGTATTGATTAAGCCATCTAATTCATCAGTCTGCATTTTAGCCATCTCAGCATCCGTGTAAATAGGAATGATATTATCCACTCCATCCTTGATTACTACCATCCCCCTTCTTAAAGGAGGAACTTCTTTATCAAAAGCTATTTCAAGTGCGTCTTTCTCATCCACCTTCCCATTACGCTTGTCTATGATAGCGTTGGCTTTGCTTATTAAAGTTTCGCCTCTGTCCATGTGTTTTTTATCAACCACTATACTAGACCCAGATTTAGTTTCAAAAACCTCTAACGTTTTTTGTTCGGAAGCCTCATCATTATCCATATATTCATACTCTTTAGCTTCGACGTCTCTTATTTCTGCCTGATCATAGATAACTGCATTCATCATATTGATATCAACACTAAGAGGTGCGTAGGTAGATAAATTAAGTTTTAAAACGGTTTTTTCACACATTTGCTCGAAACCTCCATCGCTTTTATCTGCCCATTTTCCTTTTCCTCTTTGGAAAGATTTACTATATCTTTTAGCATGTGTCTCAAGCTTCTCAATAGGCATATAATAAAACTTCTCAAACCCATTAACTAATTTAAAGAAAGAAACATAGCCGATGATTTCATCCGACAATTTCCCTGCCTCATCAAACTCATATTCTCCTGTAAACCGATTGTGTTTTTTTATCTCTCCTTTATAAACCTCACAAACATTAATAGTTTTGAACAACCCCGTTCTCTGTGCTAATTGTATGAATCCTTTCTTCATTACTTGAAACTGAGCCTTCATCATTCCTGATGGTCCATCCCAATAAGGAACAATGCCCGCAAAACCTAACCCTGGTGTTAAGGGTAAATCCATACTTGCAGCCATTAACGCGGATGAGATAATACTCATATGCTCACATTTCTGTAGTTCTGCGCTTCCGCTTGCTATTGTAACTAAGTTACTAATAAACATTGGAGCCTTCTTGCCTAATGCTTCATTAAACTTGTTTTTAATTTGCTCCTGATTTAACAGGCTTTTAAATTTAACAAGTGACGACGCTGATTTGTTCTCTTTTTCCATAATACTCTTCTTTTGTTTGTATAAAATTATTATATGATTCTAATGCTTTTTTTTCGGTTTTATGATAACCTAAATGAATTTTTCCCCATTAACATTTAAGGATACGTGTAACCAACCTCTGGTTTTTTGAATTTTCCTTAAATTACCAGGAACGTATTGTAGTCCCTTTGCTTTTACAAATCGCTCTTTAGAAAGAACCCTCCCATAATTACTCACTTGGTATTCATTTTCTAATCCATGAATGTCTTTCCACTCTTCTTCTATGAATTTAAAGTTAAGATTATAAAATTCAGGATGATTAACTGTAATTTTTTTCATAATAAAAAGCCCATATCGTTACAAAGGCAATCCAGCTCGGAAATATTCCGATAAGGCAATGTAACTAATATGGGTCTTATTTTTTTTCATAACTGAATTGCGATGCTAATATACAAAATATTTAATCGCGATAGGTATTATTTTATTGATGATGCTGTCATGTATGTACTTCCAGTAGTAGAACTCAAATCAAGACTTGGGTTGTCATTACCAATTCCAACGTTTCTGCCTATATAGTGCCGTTCTCCTAAATGACTAAGACTATCTTTAAAACAGATATCATTGTCATTGCCGGCCGCTAAAAAGGGCGTACTGCGATTTCTACTTGATCAAGCTGGTGGATATACTCTTCTGGTATTTCACGACTAGCCATAATAAGTGCAGCATGTTGATCTGCTACTAAAACTGTTTTTAAAGGGCTGATTAAAATAGATTTTTTACCCTCTTTTACTTGCTCTTCTGTTGGATGCCAAAGAATTGCCGACTGAAATAATTTTGATTTACTCATGATAATAAAATTTAAAGTTAATAAAAATGCTTCTTATTGTTTTATATAGATAATTACTTTGTTTATTAACAAGACAACGTCACCCATCTTCTTGATGTTTTTGGATGATTTAAAAGAGTATTTTGTTTTTAGGTTTTCAAGGTCTTTTATTAAGTCCTGAATTTTATCTGCGTCGCCTTTACTTAATTCTGCTTCTTTTTCTTTTTCAGCGTTTTCAGCCATCAGTTTTTCGGCTTTTGCTTTTGCTGTTAATTCATCTTGAAGTTTAGCGGCTTTTTCCCTCTCAATAGCTAACGCTTTCTCGTTTGCTTCCTGAGCTTCTTTTAGCACTTTGTTTTCTTGAATCATCTGTGCTTGACGTTGTAGGTATGCGAGTTCGGCTGCTGCCTTGTCTTCTACTGCTTTCGCTTCTGCTGCTTTTCGTGCCGTGAAGTTTGTTTTTGCGCCTGTCAAATAATTACTCCAAACATCATCAGCCATAGAACCAAGATTACCTGGTAACATAACCCCTTCATCGTGAAATTTAGAAAGTTCAGCATGTCTGCTCGCTTGCAGTTTATCTATTCTTTCCTTTTCGAGATTAACAAAGTAGTTCTCAATAGATGATAACTTCTCTTCGATACCTTGAGAAGCCATCAACTGTGTGTTCTTCCATCCATCAACAAATCGTCCACCATTCAAATAAAAAGCCTTTAAATCCTTATGGATAGCTGCTGTGCCTGTTCTTACTTTTACGTACTGCTTCCTCAACTCCCCTGCTTGGATAGTTGTTTCTTTATTGATAGGTAGATTTACAATTCTATTGTATTCAACCTCTAAAGCTTCCATTTTATCCAGCATCGGTTTGAACATATCGGAGATTTGTTTTGCTTTGCTTTCTTCTAATCCGAAATCAGAGGCTTTAATATTTAATATTACTTTGTCCATAAATTTAATTTTTTAATAATTTAATTGACTGTGATTACTTGTCCAATTTCTTTCTTCTGGAGGAATCCATGGAATACCCAAAAAATCAAAGAAATCATATTCTGTGTTGAATAAAGGAGGCTTCGTCTCTCTTCCTTTAAACTCTGGCTTAACTGTCCATTTTGAACCCTTCTTAGTACACTCTGCCTTTCTTCTTAATCCATTCTCCGTCCCGGCCCAGCCAATTCTGTTCCATGTTACAGCAAGCTTTATATGGCTGTAGGCTGATGATCCTGTACGGATTGCTAGTATCCTTCCGTAGTCATATTCCTGTGCAATATACAGCTCTATCTGGATTCTGCTTTTTGGGTACTTTAGTCTTTTTAACCTATTCCCATTAACTACAAGACCTGGATAATCTTTATGGAACAAATTAGAAAGAGGATTCATATCTTTCTCTGTGCATACCACCTCAATATCACCAACCTCCTTACATCCTCTCCTTATGCTTCCTGCTATTTCAGCTTTTTCTACATGAGGCTCTATAAGGGTGAGAAACCTATTAGCTACTTCTAAGGCTTTATAAAGTGGTATTTTAGTTCCTGTGCTCATTCTACTGTACAACTTAATCCCTCAAGGCTATTAAACCATCGAGTTTTCCCTCCGTCGGGAGTCCACGCTCTTCCTCTTAAAGAGAAATCAATATTTACCCAGTCTCCTTCTTGGACGTTTGCTGTTTGCATGGTAAGTTCATTCTTAAATTCAAAAAGGACGGGATCACCATCTCTCTTGTTACCAAACCAAATCTCTAAGATTAACTCACTCTTTCTTAGTCTCTCGTTAATCACTTCTGGAGGATGTACCGCTAATACTTTTCCTGAAATGTTAAATTCATTCTTCTGTGTTTTACCCATGTTGTTATTTATTAAGATTTATTAAATTTGTTTAGCCGTGCTACTTGCACTTGTATGTATGGTTGCTCACCGTATGGCTTAGACCCTGACATATCTACAATCTTAGAATCGTCTTTCCAAAAAATACCATTTAAAGCATCTCCTACAAACTTCTCTAAATTATCAACGTCCGGTGTTGACGTTCTCCATTTGGGAGCATTATCTTTTAGTATGTGAGCATTCTTTCCTGTCTTATAGTGGTTCTTAGGTCGTGAAAAACAAAAAGTAAACTTCACGTACAGTGGCTCATCAAAAGGTATCTCTGGCTTATATGATATAGCTTTAGTGAGAAAATTAGCTTTATCATCAGAGGATGGATCATAAGTACCTCTAAATTCTCCTTTCTGGAATGACCTATGCCTCTTAAGCGCAATTGGATTACCTTGTATCTTAAAGTCTATATCGAAGAAGCTCATATTATTCTTTCGTGTTTAATTCATTACCTATTACTTTTATCACTCCAGGAATGAATGTTTCTATCACTCCTGTTTTTATGTGTTGGCATATCCCTACTGTTGAGGAGTACGGAATTGGATTATGACTCTGATCATACACAAAGTTAGTTTCTAATCCCCAATGAAGTAAGTAATACATCTCAGCTATAAACTGCTGTTTCTGGTTTATCTTCTTTGCGTCCATTGGTTTATTTTCAATATCCAACAACTCACCGTCCTCATTGTAAACGGGTTTTTGTATTTCTACTACTGTGTGTAATCTTGCCATAGCTAATCTGTTTAGTATATGTTGCCCACAACCTTTTTGTTCTTAACAAAACCACAACTAAGCGGCATTATCCACTCACTCCCATTTTTCCTTTTAGCTTCCAAACAGAACTTCCCTTCGTGGAAAATAACTACGCCTATTTCTCCTTGTGGGTTTTGCAGTTTGTCGCCTTCGTAAATTTCAACTTCGTTTTTGTCTTTTAATCCTGTGTATTCTATTAAAACAAACTCGGTATCGTCTAACTCGTCGTCTGGCTCATAAACTTCTATACATCCCAGCCCAAAAAATATATTAGCTACTTCTTGCATAATCTTAATTTTTTTATTCCAAGCTCTAAATTTAATCTCTCTTTTCTCCATAGCTTACTTCTTTACTGCTGCGATAACATCCTCTGCAATCTCTCCCAAAGCATCTATATAGCCCTGTAGAGTTGTTATCTCTCCTGCGTTACACTTCGTGTCCACTGCATCTGTTATGAGGTAATGCATCACCCTATCCATCGAAAGAGCGTATGCTATAAAACTCTTAGATAAATATTCTTCTTTTGTTCCTTTTTTTTTGGCGGTGACTTCTTTATAAACGTCATACCTACCATGCCCATTAGGCTCAATAATGTAATTCTTGTATCGTATCATAGCTTTGTTTTTTAGAATAAATCAGTTTCTAACTTTTCAAATTCTCTTTCTATAACATCCTCACTAGGCTTTTCCTTTGTGCGGTTGTTGAAGGTTCTACTCTTAGACCCTTTTCGTGGTGACCAGTTAACCACTCCTAACTTTCCGAAGTCAACACTCTCTGCTCCGTGTAGTCCTAAAAATTGTATAAATAAATTCTTACATCTGTTGCGCTCCTTGACTATCTTATTCTTAAGAGACTTAAGGAAATTATCATACTTAGCTACCTTGTATAGCTCCATTGTGCCGTCAATAGATTCTCTTACCTTTAAGAACTTCTCTTCCATAAAGTCTTTGTAGGCTTCCGATTCGTCTGGTTCGGGCTCATATCTCTGTATCTCCGCTTCCCATTTCTCACTTTCTCCAAGATTACCCTGCATATCAGCTTCGTTTCGCTTTATTACAGCTTCCCTACCTGGTACTATGCGATTATACCAAAAGTTCTTAGATATACTTATGATGCGTTCTGTCAACGCGTCATCACGCATAATCTTCTCCACCTGTAATTGCCCTCCATCAACTAGCATAGCTATCTCCGCGTAATCAGAATCTAAAACAATAAAGTATTGAGATATTTGTGCAAGGTGATATATAGGTATTCCATCTTCCCACATCTGAGATACCCAATAACTCATATTCTTACATTCTAATATACCCTCTTTCTCTAATGGCTCTCCTGTGATTAGGTTGAAGCCTCCTTCAATGTTTATTAACCTATCCACTGATGCAAACAACCAAGGATAATCAGGATTTACTACATAGCCATTTACGGATCGGCATTTGCGAACTATTTTATTGTTGTTGTAGTTCTCGACGTAGCCGTCTTTAGTCCCATCGTAAAAACCCCAGACGCGAGCTATGTTGTCTTCATTCATCCTTCCCCAGAACATTCTCTCGCTATCTATTCTGCGTTGTTCTATGTTTCCTATCTTCTCATGGTATAAACGAACTGCGGTGTCGTACTTGTTAATTCCTAATACGGTTCCTATCTCAGACCCCCCTATACCATTCATGCGAAACTTATACCACTCTTCGCTGTGAGGCTCTATCAAATGTACTTTTAAATCTTTTCTCATTTCTTCTTGCTCTTTTTTAAATCAATATTCCCTTGTATCTTATCAAAGATGGCTTGTAACACATTCACCTGTGAACTCATTAATGCCGTGGGCTGCTTCCCTTCTATGGAAACTAGATTATACCACTCATTATAAACCTCTAGGAGTAGTAATTGTTGTTGATTATAAACATCCAGCATACGGTTGATAGAATGAAACAATCTGTGAAAGTCTACATTCTGAGCATCCAGTTTTCGGAATAAGTCCATAGCTTTTTGCTTATCACCAGGGATGTTTTGTTCGTCCCACCCATCCATGACGGATCTGCCATTGTCCACCCTCTCGTTCAATGGATCACAATACCATAACTTGAAATGCTCCAGCTCTTTTGCTACTTCTTTTTTAATGTCTCTCATTTCTCAATATAAAATGCTTGTCCTTCGTTTATAAAATGATACTCAACGCCGTTTACGTGTGCTATATTCGCCGACTTACGATTGTACCTTACCTTATCCCCTGCCTTTAGTTGTGTGCATCCATCTGCAACATCAACGACAATGCCAAAATTAGGCTTGTCTTTGATTGTTTTAGGAATTATAATCCCCTTATCTGTTTTCTCTAAATTCTCTTCTGGAGTTAGCAAAACCACTGTTCCTTGTAATTTCATTGTTCTTGTTTTTATTATACATTAAATTAGTGTATGGTATATATTTCTAAGTTGTGTGACCATTGAAAATGCATTCGCATTAAAATTTGTAAGTTTATAAGCATCTGCAACGCCCCTAACAAAGAACAACGGCACACAACAAGGGCTATATGCAATGCGTTTTTGTCTCTTTATAAAATCTTTTATCGGTATCATAAGCAAAAAATAAAAAGCCTACGCACTTGGTTCAATTAACTCTACCGCGGCTGCCATAAATAACATTGTCATCATTCCGTCATCTCTCACGCTTTCCAAGCTGCAAATCTCATACACGCTTGGAAGCACATCTAAATTAAATTTCTTTTGGTGTCCTTCAATCACATTTTTATATGTTCGTAATTTCTCTGAATAGTCTTCTCTGAAGAATCGTTTTGCAGTATCTCTACATTCATAGAGTTTTGCTGCTATTTTTATTTGTTTTTCCATCCCTTTTTTTATTTTTTATCGTTTCTTTTAAGTTTTGTCGTTAATTGCACTGCACATAGCCTGAACGTTATAAACAAATAAAATTATTCACGGGCAAGCATTCTTTCAAGTTCGCAAATTTGAATATCAATTTTATCTAATAATTTTGCTTCGTGAATAATCATATCGCTGGTCAATGTTGGTCTGCCTTTTATATCATTCAAAATTTGCTCTTTGCGTTCTTCGAGCATTATTTTTCTTCTACCAAGTTTCATCTCTAATTTTGTCATAATTTTATCAGTTTATAACAAGCAATATAATTAATTGCCTGTCAAGTTATTACTAATTTTTAAAATTTGTAGTATGGCAACTAATCATATTGCCGTACCGTTATAATTAATTACCATTCAACATAACCTTTAAATATGTAGGTGAAAGGGTTTCTTATAAGTATCCAAATCCTTTTATACCATAAAAAATTTGATTCTATCTTAACACTTGGTGGCTCAATTTTTCTAATTTTCATAATTTCTATTTTTAAATTTAACTAATTATAACACGGGCTAATACGCCATGGCACATAGCCCCCCCGTTATCAGAAAGGTATTTGATCTTGCTCGTAAGCTAAGTGTTCTTGAGTATTTGTTTAAAATTAATTCTTCCATAATATGTTTATTTTTAAAATGGCAATATAACTTTCTCGTACTTTTAAAATAATGATAATACCCCAAGTCTTTCATTTGTATATTTATGTGCTTTATCACTTATATCTGAACCTTGAAAGTTTCTTTTAAAATCTTGACAACTTAAAGGCACTGTTCCACTTCCAAAAAAAGGATCAACCACAAGTTCGTTTTCTTCCGTAAATTGCTCAATAAATGGATTTATTAATCCTAAAGGCTTTTGAGTAGGATAACCACCTTTTGCCATTGGTACAGTAAAAATATCAGGTAATGATAAATCTTTCGGCTTTCGGTTTTTGCCTTTATCAAGCATCACAATAAATTCGTGTCTGCTTCTAAAATGATAACCCATTCCTAAACTTACTTTATCCCAAATTAAAGGCTTGTAATAATCAAACCCAGCTTCTTCTACATATCCCAATATCCATTTTAATGTTTGCCCATCGCACATAATAAAAGCGTGTCGGTCTTTTTTTAGAACTCTGTGTATTTCACAAATCAATTGCCATAATTCTTCACTATCAATAGTTTCAAACCAGCCTGTTTGTTTGTCTTTATCAGCATTACCACCAAGCCTTGTAGTTGTTCCTACATTTCGCCATTTGTTTAAAGTCCAATATGGTGGGTCTGTAAAAACAAGATCAACGCTTTCATTTGGCAATGTTTCTAAAAATGCAAAAGCATCTTTTTTATGTAAGACTATCATTGGAAGTTAAAGTTAAAATTAGGATTAAGGCTTAACTCTGTAATATCGGCTTCGCATTTAGCACATTCAACTAAATCAATTCCACTACTTTTATGCCAGCAGTTTATCGTGTTTGGTTCATCTTCATCAACACTTGCTTTCCAATATTCAAATTCGTGAACATAGAAGTCTTTTGACCCACAATGTGGGCATTCGCATTTTTCTGTTTTTTTAGATTCTTTTGACATCTCTTTTTTATTTTTTATCGTTTCGTTTAAATTTTCCCTGTGTCATAAGTTAAAAATAAAATGGCAATAAATTATTTAAAATATATTCCGTTTTAAAACGGGATTAGGTCTTCATCATTATCCATATCAGGAATATTCGGAGGGTTTATTGGGGCTGCCGACTTACTTTTCCCATTAGATGAAACGCTGAATTTCCCCCATACATTCATCTCCATCTTAACTCTATTCTCATGCCCTAACTCCTCAAATCTTATTTTCTCTGTTCTTATTATTGTGGGTGCTTTTTCAACCACTTCATACTTCTCATCCTCATCAAGCCTATTAAAGTCTAATCCCTTCTCTGCGGCTGCATGGGCTGTTAGTTTACGCATTTTATAGCGATGTATTAGTATTCCTATATCTGCTTTCTCCTTCCATGCTGACGACCCTTTGATATCATATAGTGATGGCATTTTGTAGTTCTCCCCCACCATCTCTATCTTTCTAGGATGCACTATTATGATACCATGTAAATCCCAATAATCATTGAAGTTTATCATCTTATCTAATTGTTCACTTATAAATGAAGTTTCACTCTGCATCTTAGGCTGCTCATGCTCTATCTTATTCCAAGCGTCGATAATGTAGCCGTAGATATTCTCTGTCTTTTTAAGATAGCTTACATACTCCTGTATGGACTGTAAGGTGTTTACCCTGTCAACGTTTATTCTCCCTCCAAAAGTCTCATAGTTCAGCTTATCCGGTGATATGACAAAAAAATGCTTCTCCACAAAATTCATTGCCTTTCGGTACATCTCATCATTCATGCTGTTGTGCCTCCCCTTCTCCATAGCCATACCTGTTAACGCCTCTGCTATCTTAGCGTATTCTCTGGCTACTGGTCTATTCTCTGGAGTGAACAACGCCCATTTGAGTCCTAAATCTGCATTGTGCTGTATCATGGTTACTACCCACCATCTTATCCATACAGATTTTCCGCTGTTGTGGACTAGGATAGGATATTTAGCTGTGGCCAAATAATAATTTGAATTATCCTCAACGGTGAGATCGTAAACATCTTCCATTGGAATTTCTTCTATACTAAAAATATCTTCTAATTCTATAATAGATGCTTCCATGTTCTTCCTTGTGTGATAGCTTTAATTACGTGAAATGTTGTTCCATATTGTTCAGCGAGTTCTTTTTTGGTTACTCCGCTTCTTGCTTTTTTACCATAGGTATAGTTTTTTCTGATTTCTAAAACCTGCTTATCTGTCAATGTAGATGCTGGATTATTTTGTCCCTTATTTGAACTTAACCCTATTTTAAATGAATGAGATATATTTTCAGAATGGCTTACCCATTCTAAATTCATAACCCTGTTATCTGAACGTATTCCGTTTATATGATTACATTCGTTTTTATCATTAGTCGGCTCTCCGCGAAAAGTTCGGAGTATTATCCTATGAACTTTTATTGTAGACGTTTTTCCATCATCACCCTTAAGCATCGTCCTTAAATACCCAGTACCATCCAAGGCTGGTTTCATTATTCTCTCTAAACCTTGGTTCTTCCAATTAAAAGTTTTAATTCTTCCCATAGTAGAAGCCTCATAAAGACTAAAATCAGGTATCGTTTGCCATCTTTCCATAACTATTTATTTTTAGATTTATTTGCAAACATACTAATAATTTCACGGACTTGCACATATTCCACGCCTGTAAAAAATTTATGATTTTCAGTTACTTTGATTATAGTCCCGTCTTTTAAAGTAATTCTGTAGAGTTTCCCTTGATGTTTCTTGTAATGGTGACGTTCTTTTACTTTTCTATACTCATTAATCTTATGTAAATGATCGTAAGTTAAAACATAATCTCCCCGCCTTATATCCTTGATTTGTAACACCCCTTTATTTGTATGAATTAATTGTTCTCCTGTGAAACACCCTGGTACACCTGTAATAAAAGTAATTAGCTTCGGTTTTACTGTAAACAGATAATCAACTTCCGGAACACCACATCCTAATCCTTTTGTGAATCCTTGATTACGTAACATATCAAGATCTTCTCTTACGTGTGATGCCTTAACAACTCCTTTTATAGGTACTGATGATGAGTTAGAGAGGCATTCATCCACTCCTGTTTTCCCTAACGCTTCTAATCCTTTCTTCTCATCACCAGCAAACACCTCATTGATATCCTTATAACCAGGGGGGTAGCGAATAACCTTGCATTTTTCTTTGCCGAGTATCATAGCAAGATGCCCCCTTAAGTTAATTCCAGGTTCATCGTTATCCACACTTAAATAAATCAAATCAATATCTGCAAGAACGCTTACCACGTATTTATCTTGTAAGTAAGCAAACTCCTTATCAAAGTTCTTACTGTTTAATGATGGAGCTCCCTGTGGTACAGAAATTACATTAACATACCCACACTCCATATAAGTAAGCATATCCCACTCCCCCTCTGTTATAATTAACGTATTTTTTGGGAATTTAGTCCCTTCTTCATCATGTGTTTTGATGTGCTGTAATCCGAACGGGATTATTCTTGTACCTAAATCTTTTGGTAGCTGAAACCATTTTGGCCCTTTATCTCCTTTAGTCCAGTCCATATTGAGGTACTTAACGTTTACTAAGGTGAGGCTCATAAAATATGGGAAGCATATTATCGTTCTTTGCCCTTGCTGCATCTCATATAACCTAGCTTTCTTTGCCGTGTTTTGAGTTATTCCACGCTTCTGGAAATACTCCCTTACTTTTAAGCTAAATGCCTTCTGTGTTGTAGGTATCTTACTCTTTTCTTTCACAGCATCATAACGTCCTTGAAAGTCGATATTACCCGACCAGCTACAGTGCGAGCAGCGGTACCAACGATTACCAACTTCATCATTGACGGTTAAGCATTTTGCCCCTTGATGCTTTGTTCTTGTAGAATCACATTCAGGACATATTGTTGCGTAACGCTGTCTCCCTTTTTGTTCTTTAATCCCTAAATCGGCAAATTCCATTCAGTAGCTTTTTAATTATTAAGGTAATAAGGCTTCACTCTTTTCATTCCGAATAATAAACTTCGGCCCATCTCCATCAACGTCTGGATGTGTGTACCCGAAGTCTAATGCTGTGTCAAACTCCGTTCCGTTCCATAATGGACGGCATTTGTTTGCTATGGTGCTCTCAGCTAATCCTGTTAGCCCAGAGTACTGTTTTGTAGTCCATGTGTTATATCTTAGCATTTCACGAATCCGCTCTCTCTTATCTTCCCCTAACCCTCTTGCTTTCAAGATGCGGTCGACAAGCTGTTCATCTATTTTAACTAGACGGACTTGCTCTTTTACTAATCCTAACTTTGTTTCCATAATTGTTTTATTTTTTATTTTTACTTGATATTACTTCTAATTTAGTTTTTAGGGCTTCAACTCTTGTGTAACCACAACATAAGCATATAGTATATACAAAATTATGACGTTGAAAGCTACGAGGATGCTTGCATTCTTCTGGTAAGTGATGGGGAATGTTTTTTATCTGAGCTAAATCTTTTGGAATATGTCCTAGATGTATTTTACAATCATTACATTCAAGATAAGGATCAGTAACATATAAACTATTTTTAGGGAGCCCTTTAGGTCTTTTATGTCCTTTTAAGGATAAAGATTCATGGTTACATTCTTTTTTATCATCGACTTTAATATTAGGGACTCCAATACCTTCTATATCTCGGCTAGTGGCTGTTATTGAAATAGGCTTATTCAATTCTTTGTGAGTGTGAATTTTATTTCCTGGATCATCACACCTTCCTCCTTCTTTTATTTCCAATTGTTTTTGAGGTGAAGTCCCCCCAGTAACATTTCCATCATAATAACTAAAACGATAGTCGCCAACTGCCATATTAATACCAATCTTTCTTCTTTTAGCGAAGCTGTATGCTTGATTGAATACCCAACGCTCAAATTTCGTTAACTGTTTATATTTACCTTCCATCTCTACAATATTTTACTTTGTTTTTTTTCTTTGTGCAAAACTATTGTTATTTTTCACAAAAAGCAAGTATTTTAACAAAAAAAAAGAGAATCCTATTAAAGATTCTCTTCAAACGTGTACTGGAGTCCTTTCACTAACCCCCCACGTGTAATGCGCTAAAGCCTATCACTACTGCTCCTGTGATTATTTGCCACATAGTTTTTTGCCTGTGCGCTTTTTTTATTTCTTTATTATTTATATCTATAATTTTATTGTTGTTGTTGATGATGGTTTCAAATTCTACCCTCATCATCTCCATTATTATAACCTTTCTCTCTTGCTCTGATATTATCGTATCCTTTATCTCTAACTGATAATCTTTCTCTTTTACCTGTGCTATTAGATTATAGTTTAAATCTCCTAGTGATTTTTTTTCGAGAAAAGTCAAATGGATACCTTTTACCTGTGGCTCATTGAAAGGATACCTCATTATTCCTTGATATGGGTACGCTACATCCGTCAGGAAGCGATAACTACTGTCTGTGGGTATAGATGCTACACTGTCACTTAAATCGTTGTACTGCCCCCTTAGTTTGTTGTATTTCTTCTCAATAATCTTTATTTTTCGTATTGATAATGATATACTGTCTTTTAACTCATCAATCCGAGCGTCCTTAAGAGCTATATTTATATCCTTGTCTCTGATATTTCTCTTTAGCGAATCGTTACTCATGTATAATTCTGCCATTTGACCCACCATAGCTTCCATCTCCGCCCTTTTACATCCGTTCTGGTATATTGTTAAGGCGAGGAATAAAATAAGCAAAATAAAGGCTACGTTTTTAACTTTCATACCTTTGGTTTCCATAATTTCTCTATCCATTTAAACGCTAATTCATGTAGTGATGTGCCTAATGCATAACTAAACACTATCTCCACCCACGTAGCATCTGTAAATAATAAAAACGGTATAGCTAATAATGTAGCTAATGCTAACACCGTGTACACTGTCATCCAATTAAAATTGGTTGTGAGCTGTAACATCTCTGTAAAATACTTCTTAATGAGATACGACAACAAAATAAAGATTAATAAATAAGGTATATTAATGTATACCTGCACCTGATTCCAAATTTGATCCATCCATTCCATAACTTTTGTTTTTAGTGAATATTTATAATTTGATTTGAAAGTGAACTAAGTCCATAAGATTCTGATCGTGCATATCTTGATCATCATCCCAGTTCCCTCCCCACGTTATCTCGTGTGATATTCTTCCTTCGGCTTTTAATCTCTCCGCTATGCCCTTTACATATCCTCCCCAATAATAAAGTAGTTCTTTATCCTGCCAGTTAATAGGATATGGCACAGCATCTACAGCCTCTGATGGGTATTTGTTGTGTCTGCTTTGATTCACTGTGCCGTCACAATTTGTTACAACAAGCTTTTTATCAAACACTATCCATTTACCTAATGAGTTTTGCTTGCGGCCTTGTTTGAATAATTCAAACTGTAACTCTGGGCTTCTGTGTCCATATAATATGCTGTGATCAAACTTTTTTATCACCTCATTAAATATAATTTGAAGATCGACTGTCGCCGTGCTCAAATTAGCTTCTGATTTTACTCCGTATTTTGGCATAACTATTTGTTTTTAATTTCTTTAACTGCTTCAAGCATAATATCAGCTCTTTTATCCATAAACTCCTCGTAATTTAACTTTCCTAGTTCATAGTCTGTCTGTAAATTATCAATACGTTTTTGAGCTCCGTTACGACCATATAAGATGCTTTCTACTCTCATTTTTTCATCGGTCATGTAAATATTAGGATCGGCAAGATTTTTGTCTTTATTCTTAGCGTTTATAGCTTGTTTATAAAGTTTTCTGTTATTAGCCACTTCCTCTAACGCATCGTAGTATTCACCTATTTTCTCCCAGTTCTTTTCAGGATAGGTTCTGATAAATTGATTAATGAACGGAATATTATCTGCTACTATTTTTTCATCCGGACTCGCAAGGATAAAAGCGAGACCAACCGTTTCTGCTATAAAGTTCCCTGTTCCTGCTAAGTAACCAGATAGGATGTGTTCTGCTTTGCTTGGATTAATGTCTGCCCAACCTGGTATCTTTACTATTTTGCCATCCTTGTCATATATTTTCACTCCGCTATCAGGGTGTGGATGCACTAATGATACCAATCCGTCTGTGAAAAACTTCATAGCTGGGTTTACATGACGTGCGTGTAATTTACTGCTCAATATAGTCTTATCGAAAACTTCACGATAAATACGCCCACCAAAGTAATTTCTGTTATTAGCTACCTCGTAAAAAGGTTTCACGAATGTTGGTATAATAGGAGCTAATCTAAACTCTCCATCAGTATAAAATCCTCCAATATCAATTGGAGATAATCCTGCTATAAAGTTTAAGACAGCAGTTCCTGCGGCATCCTCTGCACTTCTTTCTCCATGAATGAAATCGGACGTTATAGTTCCCCATGAATAGAAACCTCTCCAGAATGGAGGTAATGGAATGCTTAGATATTCTCCGTTTGATTTAGGAATTATTAAATAATTATCGCGCATCCATGGGTTTACATTGTAGTACCCTCCATTTTCGTCATCATCATCGTCAAATAACCTATTAAGTTCGGCCATTAAAAACCCAAATAACATCATTCCTGTTGCTACAGCTGTGAATGCTTTTGGATATTTTTTACCTAAATGAGCGTTCTTTTGTAATGACTGTATAGAAGGATTCCAAAAAGCTATCAGACTATCAAAAGACTTCGTGCCTTTCCCTTTTCTGTTGAAGTTTACACTCGCCTCTTTAGCTTGTGCAGCAGCATCCTTGCGGCTATACCCTGCCTTGATTGCTGACACGTAAATACTAAATCTTGTAACATCCTCAAATAATTGATTCATAAACTCTAACTGGGCTGTTACTTTTGCCGCATTTACCCTAAACCCACGCATTTCATTTTTAATTGCACGTTCTAATTCTCTGCTAAGGTCTTCAATTGATTGCTCGTGAGTAAATCCTGTTGGGCCTCCGTCTATTTGGAAGTTTACGTATCGCTGATGTTCTGCGTTCTCTGTTGGGTTAAACTTACTAGGATGGTAGATGCTAGTAGCAATAGTTTTGAATGCTGTGGGAACATACGCTACGAAATATGCTGCTTGCTTAGGCCCTCCCGTGATTAATGATGTTAACCCTGCTTCAATGATATCTCGGAAAACGTTTTTTGGTGGAAATACAATATTCCAGCTTGTCATTAAACGCTTCTGTAAATTTGTAATTCTTCCAAACGTATTTCCTAAGACTGAATTAAGATGCTCTATATCAATATCCCTTCCTTTAATCCTTACTAAAGTGTTCTGGTTATTCATTATTTGAGCTACAGGAAGCATTTCTCCTTTCATTACGATGGCTACATCTTGTTTGCCTAAATGGATTATTACTTCGTGCTGTTTTGCCTGTGATAATGTTCTTAATCTCTGGTGTCCTGAATATAATACACGTTTAGCATTTCCTTCTTTAAACATTTCTTTACTGGGGCGTTTGATAGTCGTTACCCATACCTCTTCTCCTGTCCCTTCATGTCTTTTTATATAATAAACATCTTTAATTTCGTATAATTCATCATTTGGGTTGCTCATAACAAATTCTAATAAAGAATTATTCACTTCGTTGGTTATCCTTTCCTGAATAGCTTTAAATCCCATTTGCTGGATATATACCAACGGATCGTCCGGTAAACTCTCTCTACCCTTAGCTTTCTGTATTGATGATCCTTTACCACTTTTTGTGTGATAAAGCAATTGCTTTTCTGATGCTTCAAACCATCCACGTAGAGGAACATAATGATCATACATTTTCTTTATTTCATCATGCTCTTCCTCTGTAATAGATTCTGACTCTCTCCATTGATCTACAACAAAATCAGTTGCTGCCTTTTGTTTTTGCCAAAACTCATCTATAAGTTCACTGGGGACTTTGCTCTCAAATTCTTTGACAAGTCTTTCCGCTAAAGCATCGGGGTTATCGCTGTATTCTTGGTTTATATCTAAAGCACTAATACCTGAAAAATCACGTTTGTTTATCTCTTCTATTTTAGCTTCAATCTCATCTGTTAATTCTATATCCTCTGTAGGTAGTAGTTTCTCTATCTCTTTAACACGGAAATGCATATTTCTTTCAGGAGCGTGTTTCGCTATCTTGTATACCATGACCATATTCTTATCAATGCCTTTTATTTTAAGCATCTTTGATACCGTTTTTATAAGGGGTTTTATTAGTCCTTTTTTAAATCCTTTAAACAGGTACTCCATTTTCCCATAGCTAAGAGTTCTGTCGCGATAAGGCTGTCCTCCCTCTGTCTTCATTCCTCCTGCTTTCCATGCTGCTTCTAACATGTCGCGTAATGCTAAGTCCCTGTCTTGCATGAATGTTCTGAATCTCTTGTAATAATCTTTATTCCTTTGTAGGGATTCTTTTCTGGCATCCATGTATTTAGATGTTTCTGGGAGTATTTCTCCTTCAATCCCCTCTTCATCAATCTTGAGTCTGATATTATTATCTACTTCGCTTGTTTTGTCTTCAAACCTTACCGTTGGCTTCTTACTCCCTTTTCTCTTAATAGCATCTCTGCTTTGACTAATTATATTTAGAATATCTTGATGTGAATATTTTATATTAAATCGTTTCCTGAATAAATCACGTAACCAACTTAAGAAAGGGGTGTACCATTTTGGTTTTTCTTCTAATTCCGCTGTTCTGGAAATAAACTCTTCCGCTATATCTACCTCTCCTTTATATCCCTGCTTCTTTAAGTTGTTGATGGTGGCTTCTGGAATGCTTTTGTATATTTCCTTCATCTTTACATCAAAGGTATCTCCAAATAAATAGCGTAGCCCTTTATGACCGACAAGCTCATGTATTAATGTCATTACAGCATCCTCTGCACTATTTGAATTTTGGCTGACGATATATATTTTACCTGTTACAGGATCAAATGCTCCTTTTATACGCACTTCTTCACCCTTTTTATTTACAGATGCTTTCCTAATATTCTGTGGTAGTTCGTTTTGATGAGTAACAACCTCAACGTTATCAGTATATCCAATCTCATTAGCTGCCTCATTAATAGATTCACGTACATCTAAATCAAATTCTGCTTGCTGTTTAGCAAACTCTCCGCTCGTTAAATCGGATGGGGTTTTAGCTATGGGACGTGGAGTGCTTTTTAATTTAATGTCTGGTTTTTGAATTTCATCTCCAAAAAGACCATCTGCTATCTGCTTAGCAACACGAATGCCCTCTGGAGTGTTCTTCCTTTGCCATGCTTTCTCTCTTGGTGACCAATGAAAACCTCTTGATTTAAGCTTAGTTCTTACCTCTTCGCTTGGCTTATCATCGAATAATAATTGTACTCGTTCTATGGCGTGGTTATTAACTATTTCTACACCTTTATATTTTCCAATAGTCTGTGATTCTTTATTAGTTAAATCTTCTTTGGGTTGCATTGTGCTTTCTAAATTCCAAATAGGATTGTTAGCTGAAAATATTGGCTTCTTAAGGTCTTTTTGAACGGTTTTGATATGATCCATAATCAGTTTGACATCATCTACTTGCCCATTCTTGGCTATCCTTTTTATGAATCCAGATAGATTACTGACAATTAATTGACGTGATGTATAGAGATTCTTCCCTGTATCAATGGATATTATGGTTGCTAACTTATCGTCGATGGTTCTTAGAATAGTATTTTTGTGTTCGGCATCCTTTTGTTCTTGCGGTGCTTCACCTCTTACTGCTGCTATGGCTCTCTTCTCATTCTTCTTATCCCACTCAATAAATTCTTCACCCCTTTTTTGTTCTGCCGCCAATGCTTTACGATTTCTTTCAACAGGGAAATTAGCGGGGCCTGTAATCATAGAACTCATTGTACGCCCTTTTGCTGCTAGATAAGCTTTTTCGTGCTTCAAATAACCATCTTTATAGATTTGCATTTGCTTCCACGTCTCAGCTATCTGTTCTGGTGACTTAGCTATTGCAGAAAGTTTCTTATACATAGCATCCATAGATGCTACATAGTCTTTCTGTGTCTGTTCTGCTCTCTTTTCAGGATCAAAACTTATAGCTGAATATGCTCGGTAAGCTATTTCGTAATCAAGGTCTTCTGGTTTCCAAGTAACAGGTTTTTCTGCAAACTCAGGGTAATCCGCTAATACATCTGCTGGTACTTCTTTACCTTCGGACAGGGCTTTCATTACTATCTCTTTGTGTAAATCTCTTCCGTCTGCATAAAATTCATTGGGTGATTGTTCTCCTGTTTCTCCTTTAGTTTGCTTGCTCGTTTTGTCAATTAATGATTGCGTTGATTTATCTCTTATTCTGACATCTTTTTCGATACCCATTTTACCAGCAAACAGATGTTGATGAAATCTTGGGATGAGACCGAATGCCTCCTTGGTCATTTCCCAAGGCTCTTTCCCTGTCTGAATATCGCTTACCGTACTATCTACACCTTCAATAAGTGTATCTACTTTTTCGCTGAGTTCTTCAAGCTCTCCAACTTCGTTTGAATTTTCTGCTTGGTCGCTAAGAGATTGTGCTTCGCTTTCAAAAGCTTCGCTGTCTCCAATAGTTTTGATTCTTTCATGTTCCTGTGCTTTTTTAATGATTTTTGTTTCTCCTAATGCAGTAATTGATTTTTCAAGCGAGGAAATTCTGTTTTTACCTCTTTGTAATTCCCCTTCCTCATTATTATTTTTAGGCTGCTTATAACCATTACCATCCTTGCGCATAAATTTATCATCAAGCTCTGATTGAACTTGTTTTAACTCTGCTCTTTTAGCTTTAATAGTTTCCTCTACATTTGTTGTTACCTTCTCATATTCAGAAAGAACATCAACAACAAATTCAATTCCGTCTTTTAAATCAATAGATAATTGGCCATACTTTTCAAGTAGTCGGTAAGCATTTCCAATTTCGCTACCACTCAAACTTGTAGTAGGAAATCTTTCTGCGAAATATGTAGCCGCACGCTCAGTTAAATCTTTTAACTCAAAGTCTGTATTCTCAACATACTGGGCTAATTCTCGTAGATGCTCTAGCTCCTTTTCAAATATTTTTATGGTGGCGGCAGGGGCTTTCATCTTTTTAGCCATCTCAATATTATCAAGCATATCTTGGTATCTCTGCTTAACCTCTGCTATCATTTCCTCTTTAGTTCGGTACTTACCATCTACCTTTTCGCTTATGTATGCTTTCTTTGGCATTGGGGCGTTTGTTGATGCCCTTGGATACAGCATCGCGCTTTCTCCTTTTATTGGGTATCCTTTGGTAATACTCTTTAGCATTTCAGGAATACTATTAGCAGGAAATTTATATTCGCCTTTGTCTTTGAATTTAATGGTAATCATACCTTCATTAAAATCAATACCTGCCGCTTTAATCTTAGCTAACATAGTTTCATCTTCTAATGAAGTGTCTAACTCCATTGCATAAATATTGAAGCTCGTATTATTCTCTAACTCTGCTATTTTTTCCTTTTGCTCTTTACTGAATACTATATCATTGAACTTTTCAATTGTACCAATAACCTCATCTCTAATAGCCTTGTTTTCTCTTTCAATATCCTGTGCTATGTTATTTTTAGTTACACGGGTTTTTGGCTTTGGTGCTTCTTTCTTCGGTGCTTCTTTTACAGGTGGCTTAATAGTATCTTCCTGTTTTGTTTTTATCTTGGAAGTATCAAGGTTTGAACCCTCAAGGTTTGCATCAGAAGTGTCAAGGTATTTTTGAACTCTCTTGAAACTATCTGAAACATCGTGGAACTGATTATTTTCATTCAATAGGTCAACAGTAATATCCGCTTCAATATCTCTTGATAGATTACCCCACGGGTCTGATTTTCGTGTTTCTCCTTTACGCACCCACCTACTAACCATTTTTTGACCGTTCTGAACCCAGTTAAACCAAAGATCAGCAGAATATTTCTTCCCTTTGCTATCAGTTAATGCTAAAGTAATTCTATCATAGCTACCCTCGTACTTCTTCCCATTTATTAATTTGGCGTAAGTTTGTTTTGATGGCTTAGTTTTTTTAGTCACGGTGATTGTTTTATCACGTCCAAGTTTAATGGTATCTCCCTGCTCCATTGTAGAGAATACAGCTCCCGATAAAAGACCAGATTGTTCTTCTGCCTCTAAATTAGATAATTCACGAACAGTCTTTGGAAATGCTTTCTTTGGCGTCTCCGCTTTATTTTTATCTTCTTCTAAATTAGCATTTTCCTTCTTTTTCCTCTTCTCCACCACCTCTGCATTAACCTTACTAAACTTATCCGCTATAACCTGTGTGAGAAGCTTTTCTTCTGGTGTCATAGCAGATTCAATATCCGGACTAGGATATAGCTTTTTCTTTAATGCTACTAATTCCTCTACGGGTTTGCTTTCGTATTCTTTTTTGAGTGTTTCTAGTTTGTCTTGGGGTTCTAATTTAGCTTTCGCACTTTCCACACTACGTCTTACATGATCTAGCTCTTCGGGAGTCATCTTCTCTCCGCTGACTTTCTTACCGGACTTTAATATCATCTCCCCTTCTCGAATACTGTTTTTTATTTGCTGTATTCTTGAAGCGTCTGTTTCTTTTTCAGGGGGCTTCTCTGTCTCAACAACCTCTTCCGTTCTACCTTTCTCCTCTGGGATGCTAAGCTCTTCCTGTAATTTTATTTCTTCCTCCCATTCTGCTATCTTGGCATCAAGTCCTTCGTCTTTACTACCTCTAGCTTTTTGGGCTTTCATATCATCTAACTCTTGACGTAATACAGTTAATGGCTTAACCATCGCCTCTTTTACTTTAGTTTTTGGCTCTGGTGGCTTCTCCTCTTTTTTAACTGACTTAACTTCTTCCTGTGGCTTCTCAACTACTGGTGCTTCTGGCTTTACTGCTGCTCTCTCATCAATTATCTCCTGTGCTAACGATGCCTGTTTTTTAGATATTGTGATAAGCTCCTCGCTACCATCTGGTCTTGTTACACGTGTGAGCACTAATCCTTCTTTTGTTTCTTTAACCGTCTCTATCTGTGTGAAATCGCCTAGTAATTCTTCCGTTGCTTTTATATCTTCTTTAGTTGTGGCTTCGACGGGTTTAGTCGCCTCTGCTGGTTTCTCTGCTATTGGGGCGTCTGGTTTAATATCTTCTGTAGGGGCTTCGTTTTTAACTGGTTTTGGCGTTAATTTAATTCCCTCTATTCGTTTGTTTAAATCTGTCTCTCCTTGGGTTTTTAATATCTTGAGTTCTTCTAACGGTATTAAATCTATCTGTGTTTGATTTGTTGTGGTGTTTAACACTTCAACTTCTGCAAACTCTCCTAATATTTTGTTAACCGTATAACCAAATTCCTTAGCATTAAACTGCTCTCCTTCTTTTATATTAGTCGGTGTTGTTTTATCTTTTAATTCTTTAATAGATTTTTCATATAGATACTCTGAGAACTTATCTATATTATCCCTAGACAAAACTGTTTTAGTGTCTATTTCGTTTACGTTTGATATTTTTCCCGTGTTGTCCACAAGCACGAAATCTCCTTTAGGATTTGTAGGATCGCCTTCTAAAATGTAATTATACTCTTTTGTTTCAGGATGTATAACTTCATATACCCTACCGTCTTTATGCTGTCTTGCTTTTATGTACCCATCTATAGCTGTCTTAATATCGCTTTTAGCTGTGTTGAGTTCATCTATTTGTTTTATCTTACCGTACATAATAGGACCTGCGGCAGCCATTGAGAACTGCGTTCCGCCTGCAAATCCATACCAAAAACTCTTTTTTACATCTTTTGTTATTTCCCATTTATCGGTTACCCCTGTGAAATAATCTACTGTGTTTTCTGCTAATTTATTTACCCCCTCTTCACCACCTTCTATGACAGGACCAAAGGCTAAGCCAAACTTCTCAAACATCTTAGCTGTCCATTTTGAAATCCCTGTTTTTATTACATCTTTTGTTGCTTCTCCTCCTATTTTACTTATTGATTCTACTATATAATCACCAAACGCTTTAGATCCTAACCTTTCAGAAAGATATTCAAATGCACCTGTGGCTACCGCATTAGTAAGTTTAGCCACCTCTCCCATATTTGTTTTATTGATGTAGTCTTTTATTTCATCATCAGGAACGCTAATATCTGGAAAGTTTATTTCGTTATAGTTTCCTGCCGTAGGTGGTTCTGGGTAGCTTAATTCGTCATACTTACCTGCCCCCGCTATAAGTCCTAAGACAACTAATCCAGGCGCCCCTCCAAACATAGCCGCTGCTGATATTGGAATAGATTCGGACGCTGTGAGAAATAATTCTCCTAGAGCAGCTCCCTTATCTTCCTTCCATAATTGGGTGAAATCTTTCCCTTCATATCTGTCTGACTTACCTCTTAATCCTTTTGCTTTTTCTTTAAAATATTCCTGAGTAGCTTGGTTACTAGCTGTTGCCGGAATGGATGATAAATAAATGTCCGCAATGTCTTTTCTTAGTTTAGGGTCTAATCCTTGCGTTGCTTTATTAATAGCAACTTTATAAGGCATATTTTGTAAGCTAGAAAGACCCTCTACTGCTGTAGCCCCTCCTGCACCTATACGCTCAATCATATCCCCGACATAAGTATCCCAGAATTTTTTACCTTCTTCTGGGCGCATTTTTTCTATGAAGTTGAAACTCACTCCTTGGAATGGTGATGCTTTGAACGCTTGTTCTTTTTTGGTTAAAGGCTGTGGATCACCTTCTGATTTTTTGTTAAACCGTTCAATATTTTCTGTTAAATCTAATTGAGTCTTTTTTAGTTTAGATGCCCAGTCGTTAAATTTTTGTTCGTATTCTTCGTCTGTTTTAGCTAGTTTACCTTCTTCTGGTACTCCTTCTGATAGCCTGTCCTTAAACCCTTTTAACCAACCGTCTCTTTGGTTTGCTAAAGAATCTAATGTTTTAGCTTGCTCCTCTAATAATGAAATAGTAGAAAAGTCTTCCTGCTCTTTTAATGGAATATCCCCAGAACTTTCTCCAGTATCGCTTGCAGTTTCTCCAGAAATTTCTGCCTTTTTTTTTTCAGAGGGAGTTAATGCTATCTTATATGTGTCCTCTACCCATTCTTCTTTTAAGGCATCCTGTAAGTCCTTATCTGTAATGCGGGAGTTCTTTAGGTAATCATATCCATAGCTGTCAAAAAATCGACTCAACGCCACTTTTTTATTCTCATCACTTAATGATTTGAATCTGTCGTCAGCAAGGAAATTATCTTTCTCCTTCTTAAAAACATCACGAATTGATTTCTCTTGATCAGCCATTAGTATTATTATTTAAAACAATTTTTCTTTTAACGTTTTGATTTCAACCGCCTTTTCTTTCGGTGTCAGTCCTTTGAAAATATTATAATTCTTAGACCTTTCATTATTCTTTTGTTGCTTCATTTCATCCATAGCCTCTGCTAGTCCTTTAACATCATGCTTGCCTGATACCTTCTGTAAGAATGCAGCTTCAATATCTTTCCATGGTCGTACGGTGGTCATGTTATAAGTTGGGTCGAACTCATATTCCCCCTCTGTTTTCTTTACCTGTGATGATGATGTTACGTACCAATCCCAATTCATATCGCTTTTAGGAAAGCTTTCTCTGTTATAAATAGCTTCCGGGATAAGTTCTCCTTTTTTTATTTTCTTATGTAGTCCTTCTGGTGTGTCGTAGTCTATATCTGATGATGCTACTGCTAATAATTTAGCGTTAACGGGTTGCTCGTGGATAACCATATCTGCGGCCATCTTTTCACCTGTCTGTTGATTATAAACATTCTGAGACGTAGTAGCGGGGAACACCTTGTCTGCTATACCCGAAAACTCAACCGTTGCCGCTGATGCGTGTTTTTCTTTTACTATCCCCCCCTCAACAGCAGGGTCTTCTCTTGTTATTTCCATTGTGCCTGCGCCTGAGAACTCCCATATACCGTCTGCATTCTTCTTATTGCCTCCCAGCATACTTCGTGTATTAGCATTTTGTTTACCTGTTCCTTCTCCTGCTGGTGCTACCCAAGTGTTTTTTACTTTTTCTCCGTAGTCTGGTATTTTTTCTCCTACCCAATAAGTTACAATATCAATAGGCACACCATCTTTTGTTTTTGGTTTTACCATATCATATTGGTTTTTCATAGCATTAGAATACTCATCATCCCTGCCTAACATATCTTTAATAGCACTTGTAGTGTTTCTAAGTAATATAGCTTGATCTTTTGATGTACTTTCTCTAACTAAAAGTTTTCCTGTTGAAGGGTCAAATGCCTTTGTTATTACAGGTTCGGAATCAGGTGTAATATAATCCCCAAGAATAGACATAAACTCTTTTTGTAAATTTATCTGATCTGGCTTAAATGCAACTAATTTTGGTGCAACATCTGCCATCTCTTCTAACGATCCGTTTTTGAATTGATCCATTCTCTTTTTAGTAATATCCCAATCAACCTGTTTGTTTTTTGTGGGGTCGTTAATTATTGCTTCTGCTTTTTGGTATGCTGGCAATAATCTATTATATGCCTCTCCCTCGCTGGCTAATTCACTCTCTAGTCGCTGCATCTCCTGCCATGTGGATGTTCTTTTGCCGTCTTTATCCACCTCGCCACTCTTTGCCCATGGTGCGAACATGCCTGCTTTATATTGTTGGTCTACATAACTTCCTAATTTAACTGCTTTTTGGTTGAGAATGCCTGCTATCTTAGCGTTCACTGATTCAAATGTGGGTATAGCTTTCTTCTGCTCCTTCCACTCTTCTCTACGTTCAGCATTTTTTATTGCCCTATCCTCACGGTCTTTCTCCCATCCCCTTTTAATAGTTGCAATAGGGTCATAGGAACTCTTACCAAGATCAGGAATACCTATCCCCATTGGATCAGCACCTTCTGGTATGCTGAAATTGACATTACTTACATTAGTTCCTCTTGCCATTGTTGATATATTTTAATTAACCTGTGTATCTATCTTTTAGTGCTGCCTCAATTCTTGCTGATTCTTCGGATGCTACACCACTAAGCAATCCTCCCCCACCACCAAATAATCCGCCTATGCCACCAAGCAATCCTGTTGCTCCCTTTCCACCTCCACCAAATAGTCCTGACGCTGCTAATTGTGGAGCCATATCACCTAATGCATCTCCAGCTCCTTGAAATGTCTCAGCCCATGAACCCATTTTGTTTTTCATTCCTTCCCACTGTCCTTGCCTGCCCATCATTTCAAGTTGAGCTGCTTTTTGTTGTGCTTGCATATAAGGATCGGCTTCATTCCATTGCCATGCTTGTTGCTGCCAATTACCTAGATTGCCTAATAATCCCTGATACTGGTCTTGTGCTTGATTCTGAAATTGTGCGTTCTGTATGGAGTTCTGACTTTGTTGATTCATCTGGTTGGCGTATAGATTAGCTACTCCTCCAAATGCTTCTGATCCTGTGCCCATCTGCTGCATAGCATTAACGCCTCCTGCTGTGGCTTGATTGATTTGATTCTGCATCTGTGTAAACCCGGGCATATTCTGAAATTGACGTCCTTGTGCCATCTCCATTTGCATCTTAATGGCTTCGGGAGTCTGCATCTCTGGACGCTGATATGCTGCTGATAGCTTTTGAGCTTCGTTGATCATATCTTGTCCCATACGCATCTGTTTTCTACCCATGCGATTTCCTTGAATGCCTGAGAAGATGTTCCCTACTAATTTTGCTCCTGCTCCTGCTAGAGCTCCTACTGCTAATAATGGTAGTGGCATGACTTTATATTTTTAATTATTTACTTCTTTCGCTTGGTGTTGATAATACTATTATGTTAGAGATGGTTACTTTGCCTGTAAGACTTAAAGCGTTCTGTGGCTTCATTTCTATACGAGCAAACAACCCTCTCATCTTTCTTCCGTTCATCTCTTTATAAGCCTGTGTACCTACTCCAGGTGTATTAATATCTCTTAATATCTGACAATAAAACACTCCTTCTTTTTCTGTGATGTTTACATCGTAGATATTAGTCTGCATTGCCTCTGCTCCTGCTGTGGCTTTCTCTGGTATCTGAATATTATTAAACTGTGGTCGCCCTCCGTTTTGATATACTATTATACTTTCAAATGTTTTTACTTTAGCCGGGTCTAAGATAGCATAGATTACTAATTTAGGAGTTACCTGTACGCCTGTTAGTCTGTTATATCCTGAACCTACCCACCATTCATAAACTTTTGCGCTTACTGTTTGAAATAATCGCTTACCTATTGAGTACATTATATCTCTTTCAAAGGCTATGTCAAACTGATTCTTCCACCTCTGGTCGTCCTCACTAAAGGTTATTATTTCCTGTGTTCCTGAACCTGTGCCGAACAAACAAACTAATTCATTTGTAGCCTGTGAGAACGCAAACTCCACCCATACATTGTGTTGTGTGGCGTAAGCCCTTAATGCTACTGCTTTGTCGTGGAAATATCGCTTCATTTTATTGTCGCTGATAACTTCCATTCCATTAGCTGCATCTCTAACTACTATACCCTCACTCTCGTCCCAAAAATATAAGTGACGATTGTGAACAGTAACGCTGCTTGGATGTCTTGTTCCCCAATCTTCCATTGCTGGTCTTACTGAACCGAATATATTGTCTGTAAACAGGTATTGAGCGTCCCCTGATGCGGAAAAAGATTCTTTGCGCCCAATGTATATACTCACCACTTTTGTGTACTGTAGCACCTTTAAAACAAAACCCACTAAGCGCAACCCCTCGATAGGCCCATCTTCATCTTTAAGGTCAAGATAATCATCATAATCAAAATCAGCTATTAGATTAATCTGTGAACCAACATTAATCATCCCTCCGTGTCTTAACCTCTTCGTTAATACGTTTTGCTGCTGGCTATCTACATCTGCTACAGGATTACCTTGTGATGTCAGCTTGTTTGATATGTAAAAATCAGAAGCATACTCACTCTCTGCCCATAGTGCAAAACTTAAATTATCATATACGTTTCTGAAATTGCGTTGATATTTCCACCCGTCATGTGATGTGTTAGTTATTGATGCAGGAGTGGTTGATATACCATTAATGTCTACTATCTGGTCTATATCTCCTTTATGATACCTATTTCCGAATCCGTCAGTGGCTATCTCAAATGTCATTCCTGTTGTGAAGAATAAATTTGTTTCTACTGTAAATGGACGATATATCTCTACCCATAAATTATCAACAAACTCATTTGGTGACAAACCTGTTGTCGGGGTAAATGCTATATTGGTATTCTTTGGAAAGTATATCCATTCGTTTGTAGATGGGTCTGTTGTCTCGCCAATTTTAGTGTTAGTGTCCGTGTCCGTAAAAACACCCGTGATTTCAACATCATAAATAGCTTCACTGATTTCTGTAAGAATCCCTGCCTCATCTACTTTCCCAAATATTCTAATCCTATCGCCCTTCTGCCATACATATTCCTCTACTGACCAGTTGTGAAGGTTTCCTCGTGTTCGAGTCTGGGCTTTATCTATTCTTAATCTATACACATCACTTAATGTTGAACTACCAACCTCATCATGTGTTATTTTACCGTAAGTAAAGTTATATCCCAATAAATGCAAATACCACGAGACTGACTTATTACCTGCATATACTATCTCGTAAGTAACCGCTTGTGGTGGAGGTAGGTGGTTAATATTAAATGTTATTAACGGTCTCTTACCTGCATTGGTTAATGATGGAGCTGCTGTAGTAGTTGCTACTGCTGTTGTCGTTCCCCCTGTGGTGGTAGCCCCTGCTGTAGTACTTGGGGCTGCTGTAGTAGTGGCAAGCCATTCTGTTGCGAAAGGGATATATTTTGTTATATCATCTGCTCCTATTACAGGAGTTATTCTTCCTGCGATATCTCTGTAAATGATACCCCAATTATGTGTGGCCCCTGTCTTTAACGTTTGGTATCTATTTATATTTGTGACAGCACCAGTGGTATAGTAAAATTCCATCTGCCAATCAGTATAAGGGTCTGGTAGAAATATACCCACAGTATAAGGGAAATAACAAAAAGTATATGTCGTAGGGATAAAGCACGTAGAAGGCTCATTCCATTTAGCATCCATGGCATTAAGTAATCCTGTTATTACAGAACTTGGATAAGCGGTTATTCCATCATAAGTATACGATACTGATTCGTATGATGATGATGGTGGAATTATCATTCGGATAGTAAATTCTGCCGCCCCTGGATCGCTTGGTGGCAAAATGAATATTAATTGCCAATCTCTATATCCTCCTGGTGTTGCGCTAGTCCTATATGCTTCTACTATCGGAAGTTCTGTTAACTGTGTCGTTATACCCTCTAAATCTTCCCATTCTAAATCAATATCTACATCACTACTTATCTTACCGTAGCCCTCTGTAATATTGCCAAAGACAAGCCTATTACCTTCAATAAGCTCCATGTGTTTTGCTTTAATGGGGACTGAACTGAAAAGATTATAGACTTCTGATAACTGTAAAACATCTCCGATTTTGTTGTTTGTGAAGTTAACAGTAAATAATGTGTCTGCTTCAATAATTCTATAATTATTATTGTTTACGCAATAAAATTCTTCAATAATAAACCATGTAGATACATCCTCAGATGACCTTGCCGCTATCCTTATATATCTAACATCCTCACCACCACTATTTAGAGTGATTTTTATATTATTGTTATGTGTGGGGTCTGTGTTTGGTTTCCCTGTGATAGTCTCCTCTTGGTCTGGAATAGGGATTGTACTTGGTGGTGCAAAGGTGCTTTTCCTGTAATCCATATAAACATACTGATAAGTAAACTGCCATGTCTTACCTCTCAATTGATTAATGTTTGACGTAGGATCAGGAAGATATGTCGCTGTTAATGCTGATAGTGGTGGTAATGCTGCTAATGTATAATTATCTGGGTCAAGAGGATCAAGATAAATATCAATAATAGACGCTATATCACTATAATATAAAGGAAGTGTTAACGGTGTCCCTGATACGCCAATCGGATCTTGGATAACATTATAAACCCTATCTAAGTAATATAGTTTAGTATCAATAGTATATCCTGTTGCTAGGGCATAAGCTTCGTTAAATATAGTTGCTGCTGTTGTAATTCCTGCATTATAAGTGGCTTCCATCCTGTCAACATTAATCATACGGATATCATTAACATTGTCGGTGAATATCAAATTCCCATCAACTATCTTAGAGTTATAACATCTCTGCTTTGTAGCTCCCCATGCATTAATCCCCCACGTTGCCGCTGGCTGGTTCATTATTACCGAGAATGTACCTGCGATTATATCGTGCTTTATTAATATGAATTTACCTTCTGTCATATTTATAATGTATTAAGGAGGTGAACAAGGCGTTTCTTCACTACAATCTGTACCTGTATTATTAATTAAGGATACCCCCGATGGTTCAATTCTTAGTACCCCACCGCTTGTTTGAGACCATCCTATTATTGATGATGCACATAGAAACGCCATAAAAGTACCATCTCCAAGGTCAGACGATAATAGGCTAGAAAGCTGTACCCAATTTTCACCTACTATTAAAGTTGCGTATTCTATCCAATATAATCCGGTAGCTAAACCGTCGTCTATTGTGTCTGGATTAAATGTTATCTGGTGACAAGTGCCTGTAGCCGCTCCTGTGGTTGTTGGAGCTATAGTAGTCGTCGGCACAACAGTAGTTGTGGCGGCAGCGGTTGTGGTTACTCCTGTAGTTGTAGCACCTCCTGTTGTCGTTGGTGCAGCGGTTGTCGTTGGTGCAGCGGTTGTAGTTGGTGCAGCGGTTGTAGTTGGCGTTACATCTGCATAAATTAACAAATAAGCCATATCATTCTCCTCATCCACTACAGCATCATAATAAGATATATTGCTTGGTACTCCTCCTAAGTCAGGGAGACTAGTTTCAAGCATAGATTTTATAGAAGATAGTAATCCCTGATCGCCTTGCTCTTGCGTTCTTCCTGTGTGTAGGTTGCGGGCTTCTTGATAATCACCTTGCTGTAAATGGCGTGGATCATCATCAGTGTTAAGTCCTCCAAT